GGAGCCTACAAAATGCCCCACATGAAGCCGTCCGGTAGGACGGTCGCCTGTCAGAATGATCTTTCCCATGATCGTTTCTCCTTTTTGTATGTAAAAATTATTTTAATAAAATAAAAATCTGTCCCATGGAAGAATTTCCATGGGACAGATTGAAAATACAAATCTGCGGTACCACCCACATTGACGCAAAAGCGTCCACTCTGCACGCACCATCATGCGCTCCGCCGGGGTAACGACCGCGGATGCCGTCGGGTATTACTGGCCGTTTCCGGTTTTCTCCCCGCCCTCGTAAGTCCATTCGCCGTACATTCCGCTGCCCCGCTCCCACCAACACGCGGCTCTCTGAAAGGTTCCTGTACAGGTACTCCTCTTACTCAATGGTTTGCTTTTTTGATTATGGACGTACTTTAGCACTTTTGAATTGGGTTGTCAAGAGGGAATTTTTGATTTTTTAGGAAAGAAAGTTTCGCTGCCTTTTTACTCAATAATGGATATTAATCGCTTGCACTGTTCGCAGTATAAACTCTCTGCTCTTTTCTTTGCAATAAACCCGATCCTTCTTACTGTTCCTAAAACAAATCCTCCACTTTTCTTTACATTTTCTTCTGTAACGATAATTCCTTGGTTACTTTCCGTTTCCGGCAACCAATATACCGCTCTTGATTCCGGGGCATATATATGCCCCGGAATCAAGTTTCCATCACAAAAAGGACAACTCTGTTCTTTTATTGCTACCATCAACTGTACCTCTTAACGCCTGGCCAAATACCACTGATCATTTCTTCCCACAAACAAACGGCCAAATTGTCATTCTCTTTCCAGTTCTGGGGAGTAAATCCTTCATAAAACCATTTGTTATAATAGGCGCTATTTTTTGTTTGGACATGATTTGCTGTTCCAGTATAAGCATAAGAATATCTTGCTGTTGCAACATGATACCCCGTCATTGTATAGTGCGTTGCATCTACGGAAACATCTTCACTAAAGGCCTTTCCAATCGCGCCACCCGCTACACTTCCACCAATTCCAGTGACAATTGCGATTGCAATTTGTGTCGCAATTTTTTGGGCTGGCAGAAAAACACCAATTACACTAAAAATTAAACCAGCAATAACGGAAAGTGTATCTGTCGCCTTACCGTTAATAGTATACGCCTCTCTATCGGTCTTAGTCGTCTTGCTATATACCCGCATGACTTCTTCCTGAACGCCACTCACAGACTGATTAAATGTAATCGTTCCAATTAGAGAACCATATCCCGCCGCAGCTCGTGTGCTTGCCACCGTTTCATTCTGTGCGTCCTGTACTTCAATACGTTCTGCAACCAAAATGGTATCGGAATTGGTGATTTCACCATTTTCATAATTGGTAACGATAATCCTATCTCCACCAGCACGTCCCCGAACCGTCTGAATCAATTTTTCGTTTTCGTACTGCCTAATTTCAAAATCATCCTTGCTTTCTTCAATGATCCTGGCAGTATCTGCTTTGTCTTTCTCGTCCCTATTAGTATAGATTACTTCAATTCGCCCAGAGCTTGAAGTAGAGATACTGTAAATATCACTTCCTTCATTTTGCTCTTTATCTACATCTACAGCCAACGCCGGAGTACACAGAGATAACATCATTGAAAGCACAAGGAAAATCGACAAAAGTTTTTTCATTTTTTCACGGTTCTTTCTTCTCTTTATCTTCCGTTCATGTTGCTTTAATAGTTCACATACCCAGATACGCTAATACTCGCAGATGAATTATTTCGTATGGCCAAAGTATAATTACCTCGTTCATCGACTTCTATCGCCCCGTTTAGACTGCCATCCTTTGAATTTAAATAATAAAATCTTCCATTCGGGGCAATCAATCCAAAATCTACACTTGCGGAGAAAGGCGAGTACGCCCCTTTAATCGTCACTACCTCGCCCGCCTCTAACGGGAAACTACTCTTCGCTGCCCTGATCCCTCCTGCCGGGATATCCAGGCTAAACCGGCCTGTTGCATACACATCAATAAATCCTGCCTGGAGATTTATATTATCAGATGCTTCTACCGGAACACAAAAGAATCCCACAGATAACAGACATACCAACACCATACACAAAATTCTCTTTAGCTTCACATCGCACCTCCCTTCATCAATTAATGTCGAAACCATCTTCAAATACGATATCAACCTCCTCATTGGGTAATCCTTTTATCTGTTCAGATTTACTCCTAGCTCCTACTCTCACAGAAATATAAATAACAACTGCAAGTAGTAAAAAGCAAAGCACAATTACCCATTTGGTTTTTCTTTTTTTGACGTGCCTTTTTCCACCATCAGAGATCGACGCTATCCCGTCCTCTATCTCCTCAGGAGCTTTTTCGTTTTCTTCCAGCTTATCTGCACCATCATTAAATAGATAATCTAATGATACATTATAGAAACTTATCACAGTCTAATCACTTCTAAATCCCTGCAATTACGCTGTTTTCAGAGTAGTTAGAAGTGGATAAATGTCGAGAAATGTAGGTAACTCGTGCATTATTTCTACACTACTCATACATCTATATTCCTACACAAAGTCAGCCTCCTCGTTGTGCTGAGTGCCTTTGTTGGTGCTCCCACTTCGGGGAGGCTTTTCTTTGTTTTTACAAGCTATTTTATTTTTTCGATTTCATCTTTCAACCACTCAAATTCTCTTTGGGTGTAAACCTTTTCAGTGATGTCAGAAATCTTGTGACCGACCATATATTTGATTGCATACTCATCGACGCCGTACTTCTTAGCCATTGTTACAAAATGTTTGCGACCATCATGCGGTCTATGCTCGGGGTTCAAATTCAATTCATCTCGAATCATACAGAATCCTTTTTGGTATCGAGCATAAGTAAGTGCAGTGTTTTTGCTGCGAGCATCCGGATTAACATAGTTGAGCAGATACAGACTTCCAAGTTCCTGAGCCTCTTTGTATTTTCGTTCGACCAAATGACGAATCTTTGAATGAATTGGAACCACACGATCTGTACCGGCATCTGTTTTGATACCGCCTCGGAAAGTCCAGTTTTCCAAATCCGCATTCTTTAATTCCAGCAAACCAAGTTCCTGGGGTCGCCAACCAGAATAGCACTGAATGAGTAGGACATCTACAAGCATTTTATCATCAGCGTGTTTCCAAAGCAAGTCCATCTCTTCGTCCGTAAAAGGAATATGCTCATTCTTAACTGTGACGATTTCTTTGATTGTTTCCTCACTGAGGTTAAAAGTTCGCGAATAGTTCCGGTCAACAAGCTCGTACTCCAAGGCATAATCCAACATCAAGTTAAACAAAGACTTGATCTGGTTCTTCATGGATGCACTTGGTGTCTTCTCTTCGCCTCGAACCTTCGATATGCCTTCGTCCATACAACCTTTTACATGACGAGCGCGGACATCTTTGACCCGCATATCGTACACGGCCGAGCAATACCCCCATGCTGAAGCTACCGAACGAATGCTTTTAACTGTCTTCTCGTATTCGGCAAGCCATTTCTCGTAAAGCTCTTTCATAGTGATAGACGGTTCAAGGTCGTAAGGGTTCTTATTGTACTCGACGAGGGCAGCGTATGCGTCGTTGTATGTTGGAAAATAGGACTCCGGTTTAAGAGGCTTGCAGATAGGTCGTCCGTTCGAATCCTTTCCAACACTTATCATAGCTCTAAATGGGTTGCGGAGATTCCGATTCTTGATCTCACTGATCTGCCCGAAGCCGTTTGGCAGTCTACGGCGTTTATTGTTCTTATTTCGAGGTTTTCTTGGTTTTATATTTGGTTGCAATGGAAATCCGCAGTGAGGACAAGAAATTGCTTTGTCACTTACTTGTAATTCACATTCAGGGCATTTTATCAGCATTATTATCACCTTCCCCATTGATTTGCTATTAGTAATCATATATCATAAGTGTAGGAATGTCAACTCCTACATTCAAACTTTTTAATCAGAGAAAAGGGAAAGCATATATGATTAGTGATAACCAATCAATCTGCCCCAAATGTGGAGGGCAGCTTAAATACTACGATAATGTTCAAAGATTGGTACGGACGAAATTCGGCAACAAAAAATGGGTGGCTATCAGAAGACTTCGGTGCTGTAACTGCCATGCAGTCCACCGGGAGCTTCCTGACTTTATATTTCCGTATAAACAGTATGAAGCAGACATTATTATCGGCGTGATCGAGGGTCTTATTACTTGTGAGACTTTTGGATTTGAAGATTATCCTTGCGAAATGACTATGATTCGCTGGCGCTTACTTTCACCGAGGTTGTTTTTACTAAATGCCGTTTCTAACCTAGAATAGCGGTTGAAAGGAGGCAAACGCCAATGGAAGAAATTATATTTGCATCGGGATCTGTCCCGGTGGCAGTTGCAGCACGAGTCTACGGGAAAGACGCATCCTGGATTCGAGCCGGCATCGTATCTGGGTGGCTACCAATCGGAAAAGCTACTCGGAGTGGAAAGCTCGTTACGAACTTGGAGGAAATGAACTCTAAGTATGGGCGCATCAACTTTTATATTTCGCCTAAGCTCCTCTGGCAGGAGACCGGCTATATATGGAGGGGTGAACGCGCATGAGTACATTGATACGACCAGAACTTTCCGAGACTAATCGTTACTGGATCGAGAAACACCGCTATTACGAATTGAAGCATTTCTGCTTACAGTACCCATTGTGGCGTCATGCGTACAATTCGTTGATAGACTATCCGGGTTCATGGCCGCAGTTAGTTCCGCCCTGTAAAACAAATGTTGTTAGTGATCCCGTTACCAAGCACATTGATGAGAGGCTGTACTATGCCGATCGTATGAAGATGGTGGAACGGGTTGCAAAAGAAACGGACGAAGAGCTCTCGTGTTATATTTTGGAAGCTATAACGGAGGGTATTTCATACGACCATTTGAAAGCCAGAACCGGCATCCCATGTTGCAAGGATGTTTATTACGACTTGTACAGACGGTTTTTCTGGCTACTTAGTAAGGAGAGACAGTAATGAAGATTGTAGATATTGCAGTGAAAAAAGTCTATCGCTTCAACTGCCCGAATTGCCAGAGCAGGCTTGAAGCCGACAGCAGTGAGCTGACAGACATCGGAGGTAAAGTAAGCAAGTTCTATTGCCCCGTATGCCGTAAAGACCGATATATAACCTGGTCTGACTTACGGAAGAAGATCGTCTACGAGGGTTCGCAAGAATAACAAGCTCCTTTATGGAGAAGTGAGAGCTGATGCGCTATAGCATTGGCTCTTTCTTTTTCTAACTTAGATTAAAACCCGGACGAAGGTGACAGGTATCTGTGTTAAATTAGTATCTGGAAAAATCCCCGGGTTGAATTTTTTGAAAAACAATTTGAAAGGAGATCACCGTGGAAGTTGTCTATGTAGTTGTCGGAATTATGATTGGGTTTGTCGTCTCATCTATCATTCGCCGAAAACATCCAGTTGGTTTTCTGCGTATTGACAAGTCTGATCCGGACGGACCCTATCTTTTTCTTGAACTGAAAAAGAACGTTAATGAAATTATAGCTCAAAGAACTGTCCTATTAGAAGTGAAGCGTGAAGACTTTATTTCGCACAAATAACACTTCCTTTTATGGAACCCTATTAAAACGAAAGGGGAAACGAATATGGGTGAAGAAAACAGAAGTTTGTTGGAAGAGGAGATTAAAGCCGAAATTAAGCGCTTGGGATCTCTCGAATCCGGAAGCCAGGAGCATACCACAGCAGTGGATAGTTTGACGAAGCTGTACAAACTGAAGCTCGAAGAGGATAAGAATACCTATGAGCGTCTGGACAAGATCGAGAACCGTGAAATCGATCAGGAGTCTAAGACGGCTCAAATGGCAGAGTCTGTCAAAGATCGATACTTCAGATTTGGTATGGCTGCCGCTGAGCTGGTGCTGCCGTTGATGTTCTACGGCGTTTGGATGAGACGAGGTTTTAAGTTCGAACAGGACGGAACTTTCACCTCTCAGACATTCAGAGGTTTATTCAGTCGATTCAGACCGACTAAGAAATAAACCGGTTCCAAAAGCGGAGAGTTCGTGCATACAACACGTTCTCTTCGTTTTTCTCCTGCTCGAAATTTACAAGGGCTATTGTGAGAGATGTAAAAGTGCTTTTTATCTCTTGATAAAATACTGATGGCCGCTATACTTAATAGTGCCAAACAATATCAAGGAGGTAATTTGCAATGAGCTTTTTTAACGACGCGCAGAGAGACGGTTTACTTACTGGACGGTATATTTGCAGTGAATGCGGAGGACTTATGGAATTTGAAGACGAGTGGGAAGATACTTTAGTATGCCCGGCTTGCGGTCACTCCGTCGATTTAGAGCATTACGGTATGGAGAACGATGAAGAATATGATGCTCTATATCTGACCAGAGATCAGATCTGCGACGACTAATTAAGACTATTAGCAAAGGGGAAGGAGTCCTGACGAGGGCTCTTTCTCTTTTCTTTTTATAGGTGATGAATGTGCGATACCACTTTGATAAACCGGAATTTTACTTGTCCTTGTATGGCGAGCGTTATATTTGTGAGCATCCGGTTTACAATAGCTGTACCCTATACAAAATCGAAGAAAAAGGTTTAGCAGTAATTCAGCAACGATTTGACCCCGAGACGAAAAGTACATGGTGGAGCGAAGTTGACCCTTGGATTACTGACGCTTTATATTTGCACCCTGATTTTCGAGAATACTTTGAAATGAGGGCTGGGGTGTGTACGGACGGAATATACCCTACTGTAACGGTTCGCCAAATTATGTGGGCATTAAAAATGAAACCAATTCAGAAAGAACGATGGGAAACCGTATTCGATAGACGGGATATCTAAGCGCAAAAAACGCATCTCCCTTTATGAAAACCATTGAATTTTGAAGGGAGACATGGATTATGAAAACACTAAAGAACAAGCTATATGCTGTAGTATTACTTATTTGTGGGTACTTACCGGTACTTATCGACAAAGATGCAACAGCATTAGTATTCTTTGCGTTTACCGCAATACCGTTGTTCTTTGCAAAAGAAAACTGGATTTATTGAGGATTGAGCCGCTAACAACGGCTCTTTTCTTTTCGCCAAAATTACAACTCCTATTATGGAAAACGATGCTATTCGAAAGGAGTAAAAGGAGCATGGACGAAATGAAAATTGGTTCTAAATTCACTACGAGCATTATCTCGAAATTGGCGAGTTTGGCAATCCGAAAGAAATTTGGTTATGATGTAAAACTGAATTTGAATGAGGTAAAAGCCACAGTCGTTGACGGAAAGACACATGTTCATCTGGATATAGATGCCGATCTTGAGAAAGATGAACTTACTAAAATCCTGAAAAGTATTGGTTTGTAAAACTTGAAAAGAGCTGCTAACAATGGCTCTTTTCTTTTGCCGCGCGAAATTTACAAGTCTTATTATGAGAGACGGGTTAGCTCAGTTGGTAGAGCGCCACACTTCCGTGGAGGTCGTCGGTTCGAATCCGATACAGTCTCTCTTGCTTTTTATTTTCGCATGAAAGGAGAAAAGACATGAGCATCGATCAGCTTGATTTAATCTTGTATGACATGTACCGCATGGACGCTTGGCTGCCGCCTTTGTTTGGTAAATGGGCTGAAGATTATAAAAAAGCGAGTTACTCACAATGGGCTGTCGACGAGCTCAGAGATTTTATCGCCGAACAGATTTACCCTCGAAGAGAAGGGTCTATTGATGAATTCTGTAAGCTCACGCATGAATTTATGATGAAGACCGCTAAGTATGCGAGGGTGAATCCAAACACAAGTCTTATGTTTCGATCTGCCAGTGAAATGGCAGCGAACATTTTAGACCTTCTAAGGGCTATGCAATAACAAAACATGAAAGGAGAAAAGACATGAGTAAGAACCAAGCAATTCAAAAGTTGCTGCATAAGTCAGGGCTTTGTATCAGGAAATACTCACCTGTTGCGTTGTCTTGTGTAGCATCAGCCGGCGTGGTAGTCACGGCGATTGCAGCAGCCAAAGCGACCACACGAGCAGTAGCGTTAGTTTATGCAGACAGTCGCAAAAAGCATGATGGTGATCCATATGCGTACACCAAGAAAGAGGCGTTCATCGCTGCATGGAAATGTTATATTCCGGCAGTGGCATTTGGAGCTTCTACTATCGCTTGCATTATTGGTGCCAATGCCTTAAATCGACGCCAACAGGCAGCACTAACAAGTGCGTATGCTCTCGTCCAAGGTTCTTATAAGGAGTATAAAGACAAGCTGAAAGAGCTCTATGGTGAGGAAGCTCATAATGCCATCGTAGATTCTATCGCCAAAGAAAAGTGCAAGGACATCAGTATCTCTGCTAATGGAGGTTGGTACGATTCTTCCCTCGATTTTGGTGAAGGTATGGAACCAGAAGTCTCCAGAACTTTTTACGATAGCTTTTCGCAAAGATATTTTGAGTCAACCATCGAAAAGGTCATTCAGGCTGAGTACCATCTGAACCGCAATTTCATGTTCGCAGGAGTCATCCCACTTAATGATTTTTATGAGTTTCTCGGACTTGAAAAGACGGAACTCGGAGACGCTGTTGGATGGTCAAGCTGTAATGGTGATATTTATTGGATCGACTTTAACCATCACCGACTCACTTTGGATGACGGCATGGAGATCTATGTCATTGACATGGTTTTTGAGCCGACAGCCGAGTGGATGGAAGATCTGTAAGTTCGCAAAAAATACATTTTACTTTATGAAAACGAAAAGGAGGTTTCGCTTTATGAATAATGCAAAATTGGTTAAAATCCTGGGTCTTGTCGCTACCGCAGTAGGTATGGGGGCTACGCTCCTCACTGACTGGGTGAACGAGAAGAAGATGGAAGAAAAAATTGATGAACGCATCAATGAGAAGCTTGCCGCACTTAGCGATGAAGAAGATGAGGAGTCCTAACAAGGGCTCTTCTTCTTTATTCGAACGATATGTGTGATACAAGCACGGCTGTTTCAATTATTCAACGATATGTTGATGACCATCTGTTCAGTCCATCGTTCACATGGCCAAAGTATGAATTCAGAAAAAGGTCATATCAGCAATGGGCTGCATATGAAATCTGTGATCGAATCATGGACAAGCCTTTCGACGATCCAATCACCATCATCGAAAACTTCATGTTCGAGATGGCTATGTATGCTTGTTACGGCGAGGATGAGCAGCGTAGCTTTATATTTCAGAATGCGGTCGAAACAGCTGAAGAATTAAGTCTACTATTTGTTTAACCGAAAGGAGAAAATCATGCCTAAACAAAGTTTAGCAAGCATTGCCAAGAGTGTACGGACGGCAATGAAAAAACATAGTCCTGAAATTCTCACCGGTATTGGAATTGCCGGCATGATTACCACCACTGTTATGGCGGTAAAAGCAACACCAAAAGCCCTGATTCTGCTTGAAGAGAAAAAAGATGAGCTGGATACGGATAGACTTGAGCCGAAAGACATCATCAAGACAGCTTGGCCTTGTTATATTCCGGCAGCTGTTGTAGGCTCTATCTCTGTCTTCTGCCTGATTGGAGCAAGCTCGACTAATCTTCGTCGGAATGCTGCTCTGGCAACGGCGTATACCCTTTCAGAGTCTACTTTGAAGGAGTATCAGGAAAAAGTCGTTGAGACAATTGGTGAGAAAAAGGAACAGTCCATTCGAGACTCTGTGTCGAAAGACAAGATGGTTAAGAACCCTGTTCGAGAAGTGATTCTCACTGAAAGCGGCGGCAACACGATCTGCTATGATGTCTTGTCCGGACGATATTTCAAGTCTGACAGAGACAAAATCACCCGGGTCATGAATGAACTGAATCGTCAGATGCGTGACGAAATGTATGTCACGCTGAACGATTTCTACTACGAACTCGGTTTGGATGGAACTAAGATGGGCGATATGCTCGGATGGAACATCGATAAGGGTTACATTGACCTTGCATTCTCATCGCAGCTGGATGCAAACGGTACCCCCTGCCTGGTGATTGATTATCAGGTTGCTCCGGTTTATGACTACCAGTAAGCTACCGCGCGAAATTTACAACTTATTTAATGGAAGAACATTCCACAATTTCACACATTTGAAAGGAGATTTCACAATGAACAACAATGAGATTATGAACAACGAGGTCGTTGAAGCTACCGAAGAGGTTATCGAGAACGCTGGCTTGAGCAAGGGCGTAAAGATTGCTGCGGGTATCGGCTTGAGTGTAGTTGTAGGCGTGGTCGTCTACAAGTATGTAGCAAAGCCGGTAATTGCAAACATCAAAGCCCAGATCGAGCAGAAGAAGATGGCTGCTGAGGAGAAGACGGTTATCTTGGAAGAATCCGATGTTGTCACTGAAGACAACTGAAAATGCGAATTTGAGAAGTTCGGATAAGGGAGAGTACCTGTAACAAGGTGCTTTCCCTTTTTCTTTATCTCTCGAAAGGAGGAAAAAATATGCAGCAGTATCAATATGACGGTCCTGTTATGCGATTCGATGATTGCGTTCAGCATCGTTGGAAGGCAACTACTGTTGCTCCGACGGAAGCGAAAGCGAAGAGCAATCTCGCCTATCGATATAAAAAAGAAAACGGCTTGATGCCGAACACAAAAATTACTCTGCCCGGTAAGCTGATTCTGGCATAAGAAAGGAGATCACCCAGTGGAAGATTACAAATCTAATTCTGATAAGGCTCGTCAGGAGCAACAGTCAGAAAAGAAAGTCGAGGCGGTTATTACCGGGGCTGCAAAAACTCGAAAAAAAGGCGAGATGCAAAAATTCGCAGATGTCTTTATTGCAGAAGATGCAAACAATGTCAAATCTTATATTTTGATGGAGGTCATTGTGCCTGCTGTCAAGAAAGCGATTTCTGACATTGTCACTACCGGTATTGACATGATTCTGTACGGCGAGGCAGGTCGCAGCAAGAAAAACGAAACGGCATCTAAGGTGTCTTATCGGAACTACTACGATCAAGGCACATACAGAGTGCGTGCAGGTTCCGTCGGCAATAGACGCAATACACCTGACTATGATGATATTCTTTTCGATACTCGTGGAGATGCAGAAACGGTTCTCGATGCAATGAACGATATTATCAGTCAGTACGGAACGGTGAGCGTGTCCGATTTCTATGATCTCGCTCGTGTTCCCAATGATAATTTCACTATGAACCGCTACGGTTGGACAAACATTGGCGGTGCAACTGCGGTACGAGTTCGAGATGGTTATATTCTGAAACTGCCTCGTGCTATTCCGCTAAATTGAAAGGAGAAAATGTAATGCTCGAATGTAAAATTTGTGGCACTAAGTTCAATGCCATTGTCGAAAGACATTATCTTGCTCGTGATAATGGAAAGACTGGTTTGGCAGTTGCTTTTGGTTCTACTGCTGAGGAGAATCTCTATGACGCCTTTGACTGCCCGATGTGTGGTTGTCAGGTAATCGCAAAAGAGCGTAAGCGTGATTATATTTCGTTTGTCAAGGAGGATGAAGATGATGAACAGATCTGAGACTCTTGATAAAGCAAAGGCTTGTGTATGCGGGCAGAGAGAGAACGAATACGGCTCTCCGGAAGATAATTTCGCCGCTATTGCTGGCTTTTGGAGCGTCTATAAAGGCGTTGAGTTTACCGCAAATGATGTTGCCATGATGATGGCGCTTCTTAAGATCGCACGAATCAGGACAGGAACTGCTACAGACGACAGCTATGTCGATTTGGCTGGATATGCTGCCTGCGGTGCTGAAATCAACTCTAAAAACTGAAAAGGAGAATAACAAACCATGAAAAATAAGACTGAAATTATGAAGAGCGTGAACGGTATGGCTTCCAAAGCCGTTATGAAGCTCAAGAAGCACAACCCCGAGATTCTCGTTGCGGCTGGTATTGCTGGTACGGTTGTAAGTGCCGTTCTCGCTTGCAAAGCTACCACAAAGGTGGCAGAGATTCTTGATGAGACTAAGGATACTCTTGATACCATCCACGAGGGTATGAAAACCGGCACAATCAACGGTCAGGAGTACACGACCGAAGATGGCAAGAAGGACACGGTTGTTGTCTATGCTCAGACCGGCGTAAAGCTTGCTAAGCTTTATGGCCCGGCTATCATTCTTGGCACTCTGTCTATTACCAGCATCCTGGCATCTAACAATATTCTTCGCAAGCGCAATGTTGCTCTTGGCGCTGCTTATGCCGCAATCGATAAGAGCTTCAAGGAGTATCGTGGTCGAGTCATTGAGCGTTTCGGCGAGCAGGTTGATACAGAACTGAAGTATGGCATTAAGGCAAAGAAGTTTGAGGAAATCGAAGTTGACCCTGAGACTGGCAAGGAAAAGAAGGTCAAGAAGACCGTGATGGTCGCTGACCCTAATCTCCAGAGTGACTATGCTGTGTATTTCGACAACAAGAGCCGTAACTATGAAACTAATCCCGATTACAACCGTATGTTCCTCAAGGCGCAGCAGGCATTTGCAAACGACAAGCTTCAGACCCGTGGTCACCTCTTCCTTAATGAGGTTCTGGACGATCTGGATCTTCCTCGTACCCCTGCTGGTCAGATTGTCGGTTGGACAAAGGATGGTCCGGACGGCTATGTTAATTTCCGTATCGTTGAGGTAGAGCGCGAGACCGAGGATGGTCGTCATGAGCCGGCACTTCTGCTCGACTTCAATGTTGAGGGTAATATCTGGGAAAAGATGTAAGCAATCACCTTCAGACTTGGGCTGGGGGTGATATTTTTAATGTAAAGGAGTTTTAATAATGCGCATCAAACCACGAGCGATAGCCGCCGTTCTCTGCATGATATTCTTTATTGGTTTTGCAGTATGCGGTGTGGTTCGCTCTACAGATAAAGAAACATCGGAGATTAAGCAATCTTATCCAGTTCTTGCGGAGGCAGAGCCGGTGATTATGGCTGATCTTCTGATGGAGTCTCCTAACTTAACACCTGAGGTGAAGAATGAGCCGGACTATCCTCTTACACAAGAAGAAATCGACCTCATAGCACTCGTAACCATGGGTGAAGCTGAAGGAGAAACAGAACTGGGAAAACGCTTGGTCATTGATACAATTCTTAACCGTATTGACCATCCATCTTTCCCGGACACTGTGTACGATGTTATTTATCAACCCAATCAGTTCAGCGTGATGTGGAACAGCAGGATTGACCGTTGTTATGTCATGCCTGAGATTGTTGAGTTGGTAAAGGAAGAACTTTTGGAACGGACAAATTACGATTGTGTGTTCTTCATGGCCGGAGGATACAACAAGTATGGTGAGCCTTTGTTTCAGGAGTGTTGTCACTACTTTTCGAGTTATGACTGAAAGGAGAACATAAAATGAAAGCTTTATTTTCGTACATTCTTTCCACTATGGCAGGGCTTTGCCTCGTAGGAGGCATTGCTGTTCTCTCCGGTGGAAAGGAGTAAATAATGGATATTCTGGATGACTTCATCTCAACCGTCGATGCCATGTTGGACAGTCGGCGGAAAAGACACATTACTGGCGGGATTCTTCTGAGTGCAGCATTGCTGTTCGGAGGTCTCGCCATTACTGTTGTTACAATTCAAACTGACGAGGAGGAATACGAAGATGAGTAAAACCGGTTTCGCTATGTTTCTGGCTGGAGCCACGGTAGGCGCCGCAGCGACATGGCTTTGTCTTAGACGGTATTACGAGCAGATTGCACAGGAAGAGATCGATTCTGTGAAAGCAGCATTTGCCGAAAGAAAGCCCGTAAACACTAATATTGCCAAGAATGAAAAGAGCAATGAAAAACAGAAGGAGAATCAGCATAAGGCAGATATTGCCAAGCTGAAACCCGACCTGGTGAATTATGCTGCCAAGCTTCAGGAAGAGGGCTATACCAATTACACGGAGCACAGCAAGAAAAATACTGAAGAAAAAAAGGATGATCCTATGCCCAATGAACCTTATGTCATCTCTCCGGACAATTATGGCGAGAATGACAATTACACGCAGATCAGTCTGGTCTATTATGCTGGTGACGGAGTCCTTGCCGACGATGAAGATGAAGTCGTCGAGGATATTGAGGACACTGTTGGCGAGGACTTTGCTGAACATTTCGGAGAGTATGAGGATGATTCGGTCTTTATTCGTAACGATCGCCTGAGATGTGACTATGAAATTCTCAGAGACAATCGTTCTTTCTCCGATGTGGCGGAAGGCTCCAACTACTAATAGGAGGATCGAATGACTGAAATTGAGCTGAACAATGAATATTTTGAGTGGATGTGTCAGCTCGTATGTAACGAACGATATAGCCGGAGGCTGTCTTATCAGAAGCTTCTTCGTCATCTGCATAATATTGATTTTCAATATATGCTGCCGATGGACGGAAATCGAGCAGAAGATGGGATAGACCTCCGGTATCGTTTTGGTTATGAAAAAGAATACGAGGGTCCTATGATTGCCAGTTATCTGGATAACCGCCCTTGCAGTGTATTGGAGATGCTTATTGCCTTAGCGTTTCGTTGTGAAGAACATATTATGACCGACCCAGATATCGGCAATCGCATGGGACAGTGGTTCTGGAACATGATAGTCAGTCTGGGTTTAGGGTCGATGAGTGATTCTCGATTTGATGCGGCGTATACGGACGACGTAATATCTCGATTTATGAACCGCAAATACAAGCGAAATGGCGAAGGCGGTTTGTTTACCGTCGAACGCTGCAAGTATGACATGAGAACTGTCGAAATCTGGTGGCAGATGAATTGGTATTTGGACAGCATCCTATAAGGGAGAATTACCATGATTCATACGCAAGTGTACGGGTTTTTTCAGACATGCTTACCCGACCAGGCAAAGGAGGTAAAAGAATACTTCCCAAATGGTAAAAACAGCATTCGAATTCGCAAAACCAACGGACAGGAATTTATATTTTCGTTGAGAGAGCCGAAGGCTTGGAAGTTTGAAACGATCGATCAATTTCTTGCCGACATGAAAGGAGAAAAGAAACATGGATGAAATGATTCGTTATATTTTCGGCAGTCTTCGCTGCTCCGAAACTGCGATGCGTGTGTTTGCTAAGACGCTCAGAAAACAGAGGTCTTTCAATCGCAGCACCGTCATGGTCGCCACGGTTATGACTGTGCACATGCTTATCCAGGACTTGGAGATTCGCAGTATGCGTGACGAGATCGGGAACCTTAAAAACGAAATCAAGGAGCTTAGAAAAACGGAAGGAGACTAAAGAACTTCGATGATCGACTTTTTAATGATTTCGACCCGTAGTACGAAGCGTGGTGTAATAGAAATCTATCCGAAGTTTATCATTAAGAAAAGCTCCGACCTGATGATTAGAGGCGGTGACTTCTATGCTATTTGGTTAGAAGACCGAGGTTTATGGTCTACGGACGAGCAAGATGCACTCCAGCTTATTGACCGGGAACTTGACAAGTATGCAGAGGAAAACCGCAAAAACTTTGATTCGAGTATTAAAGTTCTGCACATGTGGGATTCCGAATCTGGAATGATCGATTCATGGCATAAATACTGTCAAAAGCAGATGCGAGACTCTTTCCACATGCTTGATGAGAAACTTATATTTTCCAATACACCGACGAATAAAAAAGACTATGCAAGTAAGCGGCTGAACTATCCTCTTGAGGAAGGAACCACGGATGCATGGAATAGGTTGATGTCCACAATTTACTCTGAAGAAGAGCGAACGAAAATTGAATGGGCTATTGGTTCTATTGTCTGTGGAGAGTCGAAGAAATTGCAGAAATTTATGGTTCTGTACGGTGCAGCAGGTACGGGTAAATCTACGGTTCTGAATATTATTCAGCAGCTCTTTGAGGGATATTACTCGGTCTTTGACGCTAAGGCACTGGGTTCATCCAGTAACTCCTTCGCATTGGAGGCATTCAAGACGAATCCGCTTGTGGCGATTCAGCATGATGGTGATCTGTCTCGTATTGAGGATAACACTCGACTAAATAGTTTGGTTTCTCACGAGCTGATGACAGTAAATGAAAAGTTCAAATCGACCTACGCAAACCGCTTCAAGTGCTTCCTGTTCATGGGCACCAATAAACCGGTCAAGATTACGGACGCAAAGTCAGGTCTTATCAGACGATTGATCGATGTGTCACCTTCCGGAAACAAATTGAGTCCCAAGGAATACAAGGCTGTGACAAAGCAAATCGAATTTGAACTCGGTGCAATTGCTTATCATTGCCAGGAAGTCTATCTGGAGAATCCGGGCAGATACGATGATTATATTCCCGTGACAATGCTCGGTGCATCTAATGATTTCTATAACTTCATTATTGATTCTTACCATGTCTTCAAGAAAGAAGACGGGACAACTCTCAAAGCCTCATGGGAGATGTATAAAACCTATTGCGATGAGGCAAAAGTTACCTTCCCATTCTCTCAGAGGATATTTAAGGAGGAACTGAAAAACTACTTTCGGGATTACAAGGAGAGGTTCAATCTCGATGATGGAACTCGTGTGCGAAGCTATTACATTGGCTTTCGAACCGAGAAATTCGAGGATAAGACACTTACCGAGCAAGACGAGCCTGAGCATAAACTGATCGAGTTCTTAAAACAGAAATCGGTATTTGACAGAGAATGCGCAGATTGTCCTGCTCAGTATGCTTCGGCTAAAGAGACACCAACTTCCAAATGGGATGAAGTTTCTACTAAGTTGAGCGACCTGTCCACATCCAGATTGCATTATGTGAAAGTCCCGGAGAACCACATTGTTATCGACTTTGATATTCAGGATAAGGACGGCAATAAGTCGTATGAACTGAATCTCAAAGAAGCGAGTAAATGGCCGCCGACCTACGCTGAACTCAGCAAAAGCGGTCAGGGCATCCACCTTCATTATATTTATGCTGGTGATGTCAGCAAGCTCAGCCGAGTGTATGACGATCATATTGAAGTGAAAGTCTTCACCGGTAAGAGCTCGCTGCGCAGAAAGCTGACAAAGTGTAATGACTTGCCTATCGCAACGATCAACTCGGGTTTACCACTGAAAGGAGAAAAGCAAGTGATAAATTTTGAAGGAGTGAAGAGCGAGAAAGGGCTTAGAACGCAAATCAAGCGAAATCTGAACAAAGAGTACCATCCGGCAACAAAGCCCAGTATCGACTTCATTTACAAGATTCTTGAGGATGCTTATGCAAGCGGACTCAATTATGACGTGACTGATATGCGCAATGCTGTCTTGGCATTTGCAGCGAGCAGCACACATCAGGCGGATTACTGTATCAAGTTAGTCAACAAGATGCAGTTTAAGTCCGCAGACCAGTCAGCAGGAGCAAAAAATGATGATGCCAAGCTCGTGTTTTACGATGTTGAGGTGTTTCCGAACCTGTTTCTGGTGAACTGGAAAATCGAGGGTGATGGTAAGCCGGTGGTTCGTATGATTAACCCCACGCCGACTGAGATCGAGGAACTGATGCGATTCCGTCTGGTTGGCTTCAACTGCCGTCGGTACGACAACCATATTCTCTATGCTCGGCTGATGGGGTATACGAACGAACAGCTTTATAATCTCTCGACAAAGATCATCAACGGCAGCGCAAATTGTTTCTTCGGTGAAGCCTATAATGTATCGTATACGGATGTATATGACTTTTCCAGTAAAAAGCAATCTTTGAAGAAGTTCGAGATTGAACTGGGTATTCACCATCAGGAACTTGGTCTTCCCTGGGACAAGCCTGTACCGGAGGAGCTTTGGACAAAGGTCGCCGAGTATTGTGACAACGATGTCATTGCAACAGAAGCAACCTTTAATGCTCGTAAAGCAGACTTCACGGCTCGTCAGATTCTGGCGGATGTTGCGGGGATGTCAGTTAATGATACGACGAACTCGCTGACCACCAAAATTATATTTGGCAACAACCGCAAGCCTCAGGATCAGTTCAATTACCGTTTCATGGGTGACGAGAGTCAGATCTTCGATCCTAATGCGGATCTTCCGTTTACAATGGGGCTTGAAGACTACGACGAGTTCACACAGTTCGATAAAAACCATCGTCCCATCTTTCCTGGCTACACATTCGAAGGCGGCAAGTCTGTCTACAGAGGTGAAGAAGTCGGTGAGGGCGGCTATGTATATTCTGAACCCGGTATGTACAGTAACATTGCTCTGTTGGATATTGCCTCTATGCATCCGAGCAGTATTGTAGCAGAAGAACTCTTCGGACCGGAATACACGAAACGGTTCAATGAAATTCTCCAGGCTCGTATTGCTATCAAGCATAAGGATTTTGACAAAGCAAAGAAGATGCTGGGTGGTGCATTGGCTAAGTACCTGACTGACGAGAATGCTGCGGCTGACTTGGCACAGGCTCTGAAAATCGCGATTAACTCCGTGTACGGTCTGACCTCAGCCGGATTTGAAAACCCGTTCCGGGATAACCGTAACAAGGATAACATCGTTGCTAAACGAGGGGCCCTGTTCATGGTCAATCTCAAGCACGCTGTTCAGAGTCAGGGCTTTACTGTGGCACACATAAAAACCGACTCCATCAAGATTCCGGATGCAACGCCTGAGATCATCAAGTTTGTAACTGAATACGGCAAGCTGTATGGGTACAACTTTGAACACGAAGCAACCTACGACCGTATGTGTCTGGTAAACGATGCGGTTTATATTGCTCGTTATGCTACAGTCGAGAAGTGCTGTGACCTGTACGGGAAAAAGTACATCGACTCTGCAAAGGATATTTGCAAGGAGAACAAGAAGCATCCGTATGCGTGGACGGCAACCGGTACACAGTTCCAGATTCCTTATGTTTTCAAGACGCTCTTCAGCAAGGAGAACATCGAATTCGAGGACATGTGCGAAACGAAGTCTGTGACTTCCTCGCTCTATCTTGACATGAACGAGGCTCTGCCGGATGTAAGTGCCCTTGAAGCGGAAAGAGATAAACTGTGGAAACAGATTACCGATTCTAAACGCATGACTGAGCCGATGCCCACTGAATGTGAGCGTGTCGAAGAACTAACGGACGAAATCGCCAAGGGTCACGACTACCACTTCATCGGAAAGGTTGGGCAGTTCTGCCCGATTAAGCCTGGCTGCGGAGGTGGCATTCTGCTTCGTGAGACTGAAAACAAGAAGACCGGTGAAAAGGGTTACGCTGCTGCTACGGGTTCTAAGGGCTTCCGCTGGCTTGAGTCCGAGATGGTCAAGCAGCTGGACAAACAGGGTGACATTGACCGTGGTTATTACAACAACATGGTAGACGAAGCAGTCAAGTCTCTGTCTGTTTATGGTGATTTCGAACGTTTTGCGGCGGACGAACCGTATGTTTCGGATAACACACCACCGTGGTTCGGAGCTGGCGAGCCTCATGAGGACGATACTACGCCATTTGATGTGAGGTAATGCTTATAATTTTAATTCTGTTAATTGCTGTGCTCATTTATATTTTGTGCACGGCTGATTCTACCGAGTCCTGTATTCCCAATGAGGAGTGCAGGACTTGTCCATTTCCATGCAACAAACGCAAAAATTGAAAGGAGAAACTAATTATGGCTTACAAAGCAGTAGACAACATTATCATCGAGAACGCTCGAATCATTTTCCGTAACTTTAAGGGCGAGGAGTCCAAGTACAATCGTGCTGGCTCCCGCAATTTCTGCGTGGTCATTGAAGACTCTGATATGGCGCAGAAGCTTATTGAGGATGGTTGGAATGTTCGTGTTCTGGCTCCTCGTGATGAGGATGAGGCTCCTCGCCATTATATTCAGGTGGCGGTCAGCTTCGACAACATCCCCCCGAAGGTTATTATGATTACTCGTCGAGCTAAGACCCAGCTGGATGAGGAGTCTATCGGAACTCTGGACTTCGCAGAGATCCGCAATGTCGATCTGACGATTCGTCCCTACAACTGGGAGGTCAATGGCAAAACCGGAGTCAAGGCGTACCTTAAGACGATGTATGTCACCATTGAGGAAGACGAATTCGCTGAAAAGTATGCCGAAACTGAGGGTCCTGAGGAGATGCCCTTCTAAAGGTGAATAGGTGCCAGCTTAGTACATGTCTGGTTAAATGTCCAGTAAGGTCTCGATTAGGTGTGCACGCCTATGATGGTAAGAGGAAACAGCCTTATTCCCTTTAATAACCGAAAGGAGGTCAAGCCATGCTGTGGCAGAAAAAGAAAAAACGCAAAAAGGCTACCAAGCCTAAAGCAGTTACTTTGGTTGCTCCTCAGCAGCCGGTGGAAGAGATTCCGCAAACGACTGAGCCTGAGAAAAAAGAAGAAACGCCAAAGCAAAAAAAGCCCGTTGGAAAAAAATCTAAAAAGGTTTTGACTCCGAAGAAAGCTTTCTTAGAAGCATTCGGACGGTTGACTAACCGGTATCGGGCTTGGGATGTTTGGCGTGACTTCATTACTATGTTCGCTTGTTCGCTATCTAATCCTCTTGATAAGGAGCACCGGGATAAGCGAGAATCGTTATATTTGGAAATCATCAAAAAGTACAATAAGCAGGAGCAAGAGTTGTTTCCTGAACTGGCTGCTCAGACGGTCTTGGCTTTGGAGGAAAATCCGGAGCAAGATTTTCTGGGCAGCATTTTTATGTCCTTAAATTTAGGCAACGAATCTAACGGTCAATTCTTCACACCGTATCATGTGTGCGAGCTGATGGCTGAAGTTACTATGGACAACACTGTACAAAAGGTTGAGCAGGACGGTTATATTTTAATCAATGACCCTTGCTGTGGTGCAGGGGCGACATTGATTGCGGCGATCCACGCCGCAAGAAAAAGACTGGAAAAAGCCAATCTCAATTATCAAAACCATGTGCTTATTGTAGCTCAAGACGTAGATTCAACAGTGGCGTTGATGTGTTATATTCAGTTATCATTGCTCGGAGTTGCCGGAATGATAAAAATCGGAAACTCATTGACTGAACCGATTACCAATAAGGATTCAACAGAGAATTACTGGTTTACGCCTATGTACTTCTCGCCTATTTGGACTACGAGACGACTCTTCGGGAGGTGCTGATGGCTGGCATATCCCTGAGAGACTACCAATTAGATGCTGTCGAGAGAATGAAAAACGGCTGTATTCTCTGTGGTGGAGTAGGCAGTGGCAAATCCAGAACGGCTTTAGCTTATTACTACAAGCAAAATGGTGGTAAGCTCGGCACAAAGAATTATATTCGGATGCCGGGTACGCCAAAAGACCTGTACATCATCACCACGGCGAGAAAGAGAGATACTTTGGAATGGGAGGGTGAGCTTTCGCCCTTCCTTCTCTCTGTTCACGCGGAAGTCAATACCTATAAAAATAAGGTCGTCGTTGATTCCTGGAACAATATCGGGAAGTATGCAACGGTTACGGACGCATTCTTTATATTTGACGAGCAGCGCGTTGTCGGTTCAGGAGCATGGGTAAAAGCATTTCTGAAAATCGCCAAGTTTAATGAATGGATTCTACTATCCGCGACCCCAGGAGACACATGGGAGGATTATATTCCTGTCTTCGTAGCAAACGGCTTTTATAAAAACCGGACTGCCTTCAAAGAAGAGCACATGGTCATGACCTGGGTGAATGGAAAGTATCCGAAAGTAGACAGATATTTGGGAGTGGGACGACTCATCCGGCTTCGTAATCGCATTCTTGTGGATATGGATTTTAAGCGGGAAACCTGTTCGCACCATGAGGATGTCTATGTCAGTTATGATGTTGCAAAGTATAAAGAGACAAGCCGTCTTCGCTGGAATCCATATAAAAACGAGCCGATTGTCAATGCTGGGGAGCTCTGCTATGTATGGCGACGCATCGTAAACGAGGATGAGTCCAGACAAATCGCTCTAATGGAACTGTTTGATAAGCATCCCAAAATGATCGTCTTCTACAATTTCGACTATGAACTTGACATTCTGAAAAATCTCTACTATGGAGAAAATGCTGAGATTGCAGAATGGAACGGTCACAAGCATCAACCGATTCCAACTTGCGACAGCTGGGTGTATCTGGTTCAGTATACTGCTGGAGCCGAAGGTTGGAACTGCATTAGTACAGACACCATTGTGTTCTACTCGCAGAATTACTCCTACAAAATTATGAAGCAGTCAGCTGGGCGAACCGATCGCTTAAATACTCCGTTCAAAGATTTATATTATTACCATTTGAAATCCCGTTCTGGCATTGATTTGGCTATCAGTCGAGCGTTAAGCGAAAAGCGGAATTTCAACGAAACCAAGTATGTCGGCAGCTATAAACCCAAAGCTGCCTGAGAAAGGAGACGCCGATGATTAGAGTAGAGGTTGAGCAATATTGCTCCCAGTGTCTGGACTTTCAACCTGATGTGGAAAAGCCGCAGAAATTATATGCTGATATTACCGAGATTACCGTGACTGACACAGTCATTCGTTGTGAAAATCGAAAACGATGCGAACATATTAGACGGTATTTGGAAAGGAAGTGTACGAACGATGCAAAACAATGAAAACAAGCGCAATAATGTTGCTTATCGAATCGGACAGGGACTCGCCTTTGTGGTTGCTCTTTGCCTCGGAGCCATTACTATTGCCCTGACCGTGAAGTTTATCTTATGGATTTTGTAAGGAGGTTTTGCAGATGAATGAAGAAAAGGAAGTCTATTTTGACCAGTATTGCAAATCTTGCAAGCACCGCGGTCTTGAAGAGTCCAAAGACCCGTGCAATGACTGTCTCGCAGAACCCAGCAATACAAATTCCCACAAACCAATGAACTATGAAAGCAAAAACAATTCTTGATGCCGAGAAAAAGGATGCGATTGATATTGCAACGGAACTTTGCTATAGCGAAGAAGTTAAGAGAAAAATTGCACAGGCAAAATCTGTTTATGAAATTGGTCGCATCCTTAAACAGGCACGGCTAAATCAATAGTGATATTTCTGAAAGGAGAAAAGAAACATGAATCTTGAGGAGTTCAGAAAGGCACTTTCGTCAGATGCTACTGAAGAGAATGCGCAACTGAAAAGACAGTTGTCAGACCTTCAGACTGAATACCATGAAAAGCTTTCAAAACTCGAAAATGAAAACGATTCACTTAAAGAAAGTTGTCGGGTTTTATGCAATAGATGCTTTACTCTTACGAAAGGTGTTACTTGTCTATTTTGTGGTCTCGATTACCCCTGCCCTCATATGCCGGGGCTTGAGGAACAGGTGGCTATGGCTCATAAATTGAGAAAGGAGATCGAAAAAAATGGCTAATGGGTATCGTAATGCTCTTGTTCAGCAAATAAAAGACGCAGGTCAAGAACTTATCAACCGAGCTGAATCGATGGTGCATCCCGAAAATGATTTAATCACTGATTTTTCCATAGTAATCCATTTCGAGCAGCATGAGGTGCCTACAATCGACTACACAACCAGCGTGATAAACAAAGTTGCTTGTGATCGGGTTATCTATCAGAAAGGAGAATCCAATGTCTCAAAAATATGATGAATATCTGGAAAAACACAGGCAAGCTGTAAAAAAGGCTTATCAGTGGATTGCTGCTTATATTCCAGAACTGACAGATGTGGAGGCGACTCGAAATATTGAGTTCCATGATATGTCGAAGAATACGCCAGATGAGTACACGCCTTATGACAACTATTTCTATGGGGAGCAAACCCCAGCAATCATCGAGGCGTTTAACCGGGCATGGCTTATGCATATCCACCGAAATCCCCATCATTGGCAGCATTGGGTCTTAATTAACGATGAACCTAAAGAAGGAACTATCCTTATCGAAATGCCGTACCCGTACATTATCGAGATGATCTGTGACTGGTGGGCATTCAGTTGGATTAAAGGCGATCTTTCCGAAATGTTTGCTTGGTATAAAGACCATGAATCCTATATTAAGTTACACAATAACACTCGTTCGATTGTAGAAGAAATTCTGGAAATGATTCGGACGAAGCTTACGGAGGTAGAAAATGCTGAAAATTGAAAACACCGAGGTTATGGGCTGGGAACACGCCATTCGTGGCATGAGGAACCCTAAGAACTCTTGGGAGAAGAGTGATAGTGGTTATTGCGATGTGATCGGGGATAAATTCGGTGATGTTATAATACCCGAAAATTATCGTCTTGGTCCCAACGATTTCGACCTTATGTCTCGTCTTCGCAATGCCGGCACCGATCACCGTAAGTTCATGCGGATGATTACTGTCTATCTCGACATCACTGCGCCGCTATACTGGTGGAAAGAGTTTGATACTTATAAGGTTGGTACGGTCGCCAACTCCTGCTCTACGATGCACAAAATCGCGGATAAGGAATTCACACTGGACGACTTCAGCTATGAGCATCTGAATTGCGAACCCTATCACCGTGACTGGATTGAGAGTGCAACCGTCGATGAAGATATCACTTCGCCACACAAGGTATGGATGACGCCTCTTGATATTCTTAGATGCACGATTGAGATGCTAAACGCATATCGCGAAAGCTACCTTGAAACCAAGGATAAGCAGGATTGGTGGCAGATGATCCAGCTCCTACCGAGCTCTTACAACCAGAAGCGAACGGTCATGCTGAACTATGAGGTCCTGGCGAACATCTATAAGTCCCGTCGGAACCACAAGCTCGACGAGTGGCATACGTTCTGTGACTGGATTGAGAGCCTGCCTTATTCTGAGCTGATTACTGGCGAAAAGAAAGGATGAAAGATGATGAAATTCGTAGTAAATCAGCTTCCTTATTACGGAGAGCTGTGTCCACTATGGACGATGTGCAGTAAAAACGCAAAGGAACATGAATGCCCGAGATACTGGGATAAATATAAAGTCTGCTCGGATGAAAACCCACATGAATGTGAGCACCTTATCGAGACGGAGAAACTCTAATAAACGGTTTCCTGCACGAAAAATACACCCCCTATTATGAAAGGAGGTAACACACAATGAATTATTTTCTGGCAGTTAATGATCGGCAACTCGGCACTTGTTTGAGAATGCTGTTTGCTGAAAAACTTCAACCTGCTGTCCAAACCGTGTTGAACGAAAAGGGCAAGATTGAGTTTCACATCAGCATTGCAGCAGATCAGGAAGTGTTCGAAGAGCTGAACGAACGCTACAAGATCATGATTTCGTAAGTTACTCGGTTTCAAAGGTAAAGGGGCCGTAACAAGCCCTTTTACTTTTGTTATATTTGTGGTAACATACTATAAGGAGGCGATGCCGATGAAAGTCAAATCCAGAATGTCCTGTCCGGTTCGAAGAAAAGACGGCACATGGACAACTGTTATCAGAGAATTTGAAGAAGATATTCCGGATCTTGGACGAGAAGAGCTTATCTGCAACAAATGTGGGCGCCCTGATTATCCGAAATGTAAGGAAACGGTTTGTGAAGCCTGGAAATACCACAAATCGAAAAATTAACAGGTTATGTAAGAGCTGAGGTTAAACCTTGGCTCTTATTTTTTGTGTAAAGGAGAAAAACATGCTTGCCAGAGAAGCGACAAAAGCGGATATTCAGGCTGTTCGTGACCGTCTGCGGGAAGCAAAAGAACAACGTCAGCTTGATATTCAAATAAACCAGGCTATTGCACTGGTAAATCGTAATCACAGGAGGAAAAAATATGACGCCGAACGACTATCAGCAGGCAGCTCTTCGCACAGCCCCAGGAGATTTACCGTCTGAGAGACTTCTGCTCAATGGCTTAATGGGACTGAACGGAGAAGCCGGCGAAGCAATTGATATTTTGAAAAAACATCTGTTTCAGGGGCACGAACTGGACACTGCACATATGGCTAAAGAGCTTGGAGATGTGGCTTGGTATCTCGCTGTAAGCGCAAACGCCATTGGGTACGACCTTGAAACCATCATGCAGATGAATGTGGATAAACTGAAAGCCAGGTATCCGGACGGTTTCGACGCTGAACACAGTCTGCATCGCGATCAGGATGATATTTAAGGAGGGTTTTCTATGAATGAACAATTCGGAGAAAAGGTAAAAGCTATTTTTGATAGCATTACCGTTCTTCAGGCAAAAGATAGCGATTTGAAACGAGATAACGCCAACATCAACGGTGACTCCCCTATGGGGGCTATGCTGCAATATGGTGCCAATACCGCCAAGGAGTACAATTTGGAGTATTTAATTAAACCTGCAATTGCGGAACTCCACCGTGATGGTTGGATTCATATACACGATCTTGACTTCTATGCATGGACAACGACCTGCACGCAGATTGAGCTTCGCAAGCTCTTCAAGAATGGATTCAATACCGGACACGGTCATCTGAGAGCACCAAAAAGCATCGGTTCATATGCTGCTCTGGCTGCTATTGCCATTCAGTCGAATCAAAATGACCAGCATGGCGGACAGAGTGTCGTGGACTTCGATTATGCTATGGCCGAAGGTGTCCGTTACACCTATCAAAAATATCTGAAAGAAGGCTATGAGATTTGCGAACGCCTCAACGATCTGAAAGATAAAGCATGGATTCTCGACTATGCTATGGAAAAGACCACCCGTGATACCTATCAGGCTATGGAGGGGTTTATTCATAATCTGAATACCATGCATTCCCGCGCCGGCGCTCAAGTTCCATTCAGCTCTATTAACTATGGCACAGATACATCTTGGGAAGGTCGTCTTGCTATTGAACAGCTTCTGCTTGCTACGGAAGCAGGACTCGGTCATGGCGAAACACCAATCTTCCCGATTCAGATTTTCCGTGTCAAAGAGGGTGTCAACTATAATCCGGACGATCCGAACTATGACTTGTTTAAGCTGGCAATGAAGGTAAGTGCCAAGAGACTGTTCCCAAATTTTGCTTTCATCGATGCTCCGTTCAATCTCCAATATTACAAGCCCGGTCATCCTGAAACGGAGGTTGCCTACATGGGTTGCCGTACTCGTGTAATGGGTAATGTTTATGACCCGTCTCGTGAGATCGCTCCTGGTAGAGGCAATTTGAGTTTTACCTCCATCAACCTGCCCAGACTTGGCATTGAGTCCAAAGGTGACTACCTTACTTTCTTCAAACTGTTGGATAAAATGCTTGACGCGACGATGCAGCAGCTTCTCGACCGATACAAAATTCAGGCTTCGAGAATTGTTCGTAACTTCCCATTCCTTATGGGAGAAGGTGTCTGGATGGACTCTGACGGGCTTTCTCCCGATGACACGGTTGGAGATGTCTTGAAGCATGGGACACTGTCTATCGGCTTCTGTGGGCTTGCAGAGTGCCTTGTAGCGCTTAACGGCAAGCATCACGGTGAAGATGAGTTTTCTCAGGAACTTGGCTTGCGTATTGTCGGTTATATTCGTGACTACTGCAATCGCAAGAGTACCGAACTCGGTATGAATGTGACCTGTCTGGCTACTCCCGCTGAGAGTTTGGCTGGGAGGCTGCTTCGATCTGACAGGGAAAGATACGGAATTATCAAAGGAGTTACCGACCGTGAATACTACACCAACAGCTTCCATGTTCCGGTATATTATCATCTCCCGGCTCTTAAGAAGATTGACATTGAAGCTCCATACCATGCTCTTACTAATGCTGGTCATATTTCCTATGTAGAACTGGACGGTGATCCGACCAAAAACCTGGCTGCTTTTGAGCGTGTTGTAAGACACATGAAAGAAGCTGGTATTGGTTACGGAAGCATCAATCATCCTGTAGACCGAGATCCTGTCTGCAGTTATAACGGAATTATCAACGATACATGCCCCTGCTGCGGACGGAGCGAAGCCGATGGAGTTCCGTTCGAACGCATTCGTCGCATCACCGGATATTTGGTCGGAACTCTTGATAAGTGGAATGACGCTAAGCGTGCGGAGGAGCGAGATCGTGTCAAACATGAAGTTGATTCGAATTTCGGGGATTGAATCGGAGTCTATTGTTGACGGGGAAGGAATCCGGTATGTGATATTCACTCAAGGTTGTCCTCATCATTGCCCCGGCTGTCATAATCCTCAAACTCACCCGTTCGGTGGCGGAAAACTCGTGTCGATCGAAGATATACTCGATGATATTTCAAAAAGAAAAAAATGGATAGACGGCATCACCATTTCCGGAGGCGAGCCGTTCTGTCAGATTTACCAGTGTGCTCTGATCGCTGAAAAAGCTCATCAAATGGGACTCAGCGTTTGGTGCTACACTGGTTATCTTTTTGAAGACTTGTACAGGCAAGGTATCGAGCTTCTGAAACATATTGATGTGCTTGTTGACGGCCCGTTCGTACAGGCTGAAAAATCGTTGGATCTTGACTTCAGAGGAAGCCGTAATCAGCGAGTCATTGATATTCCGGAAAGCTTGAAAGAAGGCGTAGCGATCTTGAAACAAACTTAGAAGAAAGGAGTACCTGCATCATGGCGAACACTACTAATCCTCGACGAAATGCCGAAGGATATCCTGACCCGACCGCTTACGAAGCCCTCAAGAATATTGATCGTGAAGAAGACGAAAGATTTCATAGACTGCTGCATACACTGTTTTACTTGTGCGAGTTGGCTGGCTTTGAGATCGAAGGTCGGATTATTCTGATTGATAAACGGAACGGACGGGTTTGGAGATGAGAGAAATGAGTCCGTACATACTTGAAAATTGTGTAAATTTTAGCCCGGTTTTGTTTGGCGGATTCGGGCAAAAGCCCACTTTTGAAAAAATTTTTGAGCGTGTACGGACAATTTTCCTAAAAAAAGCCCAGAAAAAGTGGGCAAAAGCCCGGTTTTGAAAACCAAAAGTGGGCAGAAAAATTCGGAGGCATTTTCTGAAAATGGCACTTTTTAGGCGTTTTTTGCCCCAAAATGGCCGATTTGCGCCGATTTGAAATTTTTCTTGTGAAAAAAGCCCACTTTCCCACTTTTATTTCTTATTTAATTGCGATAAAAAGTTTTAATAAATATATAAATAGGGCGAGAAAAGTGGGCATTTGGCCAGAGGTCGGAATACATAGCACAAGTAGACGAAAATGTCAAGACTTTTTACCGAAAGTTCTTCCTTTTTCTTTTAGGCTGTGCTATACTATGAGAGCCACACAATCTAATAGGTTCAAGTCGTTTAGGGAAAACTGCTTTGGTAAAAAGTGTTTTCTCTCTTTACTCATTTCATTTGTCCCTTTGCGGCTTGATTGAGATTGTGTGGCAACAATGAGGGTTGACACTTTTTCGGTGCGTCTCTCGTTGTGGGGGCGCACTTTTTTAATGCCCCCTCGGAAAGGATGGGATAATGAGATGAGAAAGTTCTTGGCAGTGTGCATGGCGATTGTCATGATATTTATGATTGCAGGTTGTAGTTCAGAGGGGCATGAAGGTGAAGCTAAAACTCCGTCAGGTTCCAGTATTCAAAAAGGCAAGGATTATCAAAAAGTAGTTGACGAGTTTGAAAGTAGTGGCTTCACAAACATCAAACTCGAAAAACTTGACGACCTTGTTACTGGTTGGCTTACAAAAGACGGTGAGGTCGAATCTGTTTCCGTGGATGGCGATACTGGATACTCTGCTGATGCTTGGTATCCGGCTGATGTCGAGGTTATAATCACATATCACACATTCCCGGAAAAAGAAACTTCTGAAACAGACAGCAAATCCGTTTCAACTGAAGCGCCCGCTGTTGATATTTTGACAGTAGATAATTCTCCGGAATTGGCAGCAATACTTTCTCTTAAAGCAGATATGGACCAATCATATGCCGATTTTGCAGAGGCTCATAAGAACCAGGTTATTGAGTTTAATGGCTGCATTACCTATCTTACAAACCACGATAACTACGACACTCGATATGATTTGCTAATCAGTGCGGGAGACTATGTGGATGAAAATACTGCAAACCCTGGTCCAACTTTTAAGTTTAAGGATGTTGGGGTATATGATTTAGGAGACGGACTTACGCTTGCTGATTATATCAAAGTCGGCAGCAATGTAAGAATACAGGCTAAAGTGCGGAGCTACAATTCTGATACCGGTCTCTTTGAACTTGATCCAGTAAGTGTAGAAGCTCGATAACAAACAATTTTATATTTGACCGAGATGCTTAAACGGTGTCTCGGTCTTTTTTTATGTCTTTTTCCGCCGCGCGAAAAATACATTCCCTTTTATGAAGAGAGGAGTAAAAAAGCTATTTTTAAGAATAGACATTCTCTTTTCAGTTTTGAAAAAACTACATGAAAGGAGGCTCATTTGCCAATGCTCGAAAGCCAATTTCAATCGAAGCTCATTAAGGAGCTTAAGAAACTTTTTCCGGGTTGCATCGTGATGAAAAGCAACTCTGGATATTTACAGGGCATTCCTGATCTGCTTATTCTGTTCAATGACAAATGGGCTGCTCTGGAATGTAAACAACACGCTGGCGCAAAAAAGCAACCGAACCAAGAATATTATGTGGGCAAGATGGACGAGATGTCTTTTTCCAGATTTATTTGCCCCGAGAACAAGGAGGAAGTGCTGCATGATCTTCAACAATCATTCCAATCTTGAAGGGCAACACGCTTTTCTTGGTGCCAGCAAGTATCATTGGATTAACTATGATGAAACAAAAGTAGCCGATGCTTATTCAAAGTTTTTGGCCACACAGCGAGGAACCGTTCTACATGACTTTGCATGTCAATGTATCACTTTGGGGCAAAAACTCCCTAAGTCACAGAAAACATTGAACATGTATGTCAATGACGCAATTAGTTTTCGTATGGTGCCTGAACAGATTCTGTTTTATTCAGAAAATTGCTTTGGCACCGCCGATACGATTGTATTTCGGAATGGTACGCTTCGTATTCACGATTTGAAGACCGGTGTCGTGCCGACGCACATGGAGCAGCTTGAAATATACGCTGCTCTTTTTTGTTTGGAATACAAGGTGAAACCATCGGAAATCGAGATGGAACTTCGTCTGTATCAGAACAATGAAATTCTATATCACACGCCTACTGCCGAAGATATTGTTCCAATCATGGACAAAATTATTACCTTCGACAAGGTTATCAGAAAAATCAAAGAACAGGAGGGTTAAACCATGAGTCTCACGGATGATATTTTAATGCATTACGGTATGCCCAGAAGGTCTGGTCGTTATCCTTGGGGTTCGGGTGATAACCCTTATCAACACAGCGGCGATTTTCTCTCTCGTGTGGAAGAACTGAAAAAGTCTAATTTCACCTTTACAGATAAAGATGGAAAAACTTACACAGGAGAAGTGGCCATTGCAAAATCTATGGGCTTGAGTACAACCCAATTTCGTACCCAGATGAGCCTTGCAAAGAACGAACGCCGTTCTGCTGATGTCGCTACGGCTAAGGCTCTTCGTGCTAAGGGCTATAGTTTGAATGAAATCGCTGACAAGATGGGCTTTGCTAACGATTCTTCGGTTCGCTCACTTTTGAATGAGAGTTCCGAAGCTCGTATGAATCAGGCAAAGCAGACCGCTGAATTTCTGAAAAAACAGATTTCGGAAAAAGGCATGATCGATGTCGGAACCGGAGTCGAAAGAGAGCTTGGTATTTCGAAAGAGAAAATGAACCAGGCTCTTCATATTTTGAAAATGGAAGGCTATCACATCTATGGCGGCGGTGTCCCTCAGGTAACAAACCCGGGTAAGCAAACAAACATCAAGGTTCTCTGCCCTCCAGGAACAGAGTATAAAGAGATTTATAATTTTGAGAATGTTCATTCTGTCAGAGACTATGTGTCTCATGATGACGGCGAGACTTTCGATAAGTTCGTCTATCCCAAAAGCATGGATTCAAGTCGCTTGAAAATCCGTTATGCAGAAGACGGCGGAATTCAGAAAGATGGTGTCATTGAAATTCGTCGCGGTGTAGATGACTTGTCTCTCGGTGATTCCCATTATGCTCAGGTTCGCATTCTGGTGGATGGTAATAGATATTTGAAAGGAATGGCCGTCTATTCTGATGATCTTCCTGATGGCGTGGATGTAATGTTCAATACCAATAAGAAAAAAGGCACCCCGACATCGGATGTTCTGAAGAAGGTCAAGGATGACCCTGACAATCCGTTTGGTTCACTTATCAAAGCCGGTGGGCAGAGCTATTACATCGATGCTGATGGCAAACGACAGCTTTCCCTTATCAATAAGCGTGCCGAAGAGGGCGACTGGGGCGAATGGGCGGATAAACTCCCCTCCCAGTTTCTTTCTAAGCAGAGTTTGAGTCTGGTCAATAAACAGCTGAACTTGGCGGCATCTGATAAAATGGCTGAATTTGATGAAATCTGTTCATTGACAAATCCGACGGTCAAAAAATCATTACTGAAATCCTTTGCGGATGATTGTGACTCTGCTGCTGTGCACCTTCAGGCAGCTGCTCTTCCTCGTCAGAAATATCAGGTGATTCTACCTATCACTTCGATGAAAGACAATGAAGTGTATGCTCCGAATTATAAGAATGGTGAAACAGTAGCTCTGGTTCGTTATCCGCATGGCGGAACTTTTGAGATTCCTATCTTGACAGTGAATAACAAGCAGGCAGAGGCTCGCAGAATCCTTGGTAACACCCCTAAAGATGCCATCGGTATTAACAGTAAGGTTGCAGAACGGCTTTCAGGTGCTGACTTTGATGGTGATACTGTCATGGTCATCCCCTGTAACTCTGGTAAAAGCAAGGTCAAGATTACTTCCACTCCTCCTCTGAAGGGGCTTGAAGGATTTGACCCAAAATTGGAGTATGGCGGAAAACCTGCTGGCACTTTCAAGCCTATGAAGAACACACAGAAAGAGATGGGTGTCATTTCTAATCTGATTACCGACATGACTTTGAAGGGAGCTACGCAGGATGAGCTTGCAAGAGCAGTTCGTCATAGCATGGTAGTTATTGATGCCGAAAAACACAAGCTGGACTACAAGCAAAGTGAGATCGACAATGGCATCAGCTCTTTGAAAAAGAAGTATCAGGGTACAGTTGATGAGGATGGAAGATACCATGAGGGTGCTTCGACTCTGATTTCCCGTGCTAAGTCTGAGACTTCCATTATCAAGAGGCAAGGTAGCCCAAAAATCGACGAAAAAACTGGTGAATACATATGGAAAGATGTAGATGACCCCGTTTACGTTGATAAGCGAACTGGCAAGGTCAAAGAGCGTACTCAGCCCAGCACTAAGATGGCTGAAGCAAAGGATGCCTATACCCTGGTATCTGAAGCTGATACCCCCGTGGAGCGTGCTTATGCTAACTACGCTAACAAGATGAAAGCCCTGGGCAACCAGGCTCGTCTTGAGATCCTATCCACCGGAAAAGTACACTACTCTGCCACTGCAAAAGAGACCTATCAAGCTGAGGTCGACTCTCTAAATGCAAAACTCAATGTGGCTTTGAAGAATGCTCCCAGAGAAAGACAGGCTCAGACCATGGCTAATGCAGTAGTGGCTGCTAAAAAGCAGGATAACCCGGACATGACAAAGGGCGAACTCAAGAAAGCAAGCCAGCAGGCGCTTACTCAGGCTCGTGCCTCTGTTGGCGCAAAGCGAGAAACCATTAAAATTACAGACCGTGAATGGGAAGCAATTCAAGCTGGTGCTATTAGTGAGAACAAGCTCACCCAAATCATCAACAATGTGGACATTGACAGTCTTAGACAGCGCGCAACACCGAGAGCAACAACAACTCTCAGCACTGCAAAGCAGAATAAGATTGCTTCAATGAATGCTTCTGGCTACAGCACATCGGAAATTGCTGAAGCTCTTGGTATTTCAACAAGCACAGTGTCTAATTACTTGAATTGAAAGGAGTGACTGGTATGAATGGTTCTTGTGCCCTTACCACATTTGACAACCCTTATAATCCATTTGAACAGTTCTCCGATTGGTTCCTGTTCGATGTAGAAAAGGGTTACAACACTTGCGCTTATCTCGATCGAATTGCTCACACTTCTGACCAATTCTCTGAAGAAGAGAACAATCAAGAGATTGAAAGAGCGATTGACGAGATCATTCGTTACGACTTCATGAACATTTACAAGAAAGTTAAGAGAACGAAAACAACAAAAGCAGACAAGGCTTGAACTATAGGTTGAGGTCTAATGCTCTTTGAATAAAGTTTTTGTTTTCTTCTCTGAAAACATTTGAACTTGAAGTCAATACAAACAAATAACCACTTGATCTGCACTGCTGCCACAGGGCTTAAAGACATGGGGAGGGGGTCTCCAAAATCACACCCCCTACCTCATCGCGGCGGTCTTAAAAAAATCTCCGGAGGGATATTTTGGGAATGGGGCTTACCCCCTCGGGTGCAGTATTTGAACGAGCTTACAGGGTTGAAGTATTTTCCATAAAGTGTGAACATCTCCTTTCATGTTTCTTTTCTCCTTTCGGTGATTGGTGGAAATTCAGCTCTGTAAGTTCTTTCAAATACTGCACCTATTCTTACCTAAAAGAGTATCAGTTTAGACAGAAAGTGCAGCACAAGTATGCGGATATGGCGGAACTGGCAGACGCAATAGACTCAGAATTTATTGGAGGTAACTCCGTGCAGGTTCAACTCCTGTTATCCGCACCAAATTTTTAAGAGAGGAGGCAGTGCTAATGCCCAAAGGTAAAGCTGCAAGCTCTTCCGACTCAAATAGCCCATTGAGACCACCGACATCTCTCGAAGCGCAAGAGAACTTAATGATTTCTTTGGCGGTTCAATGTGCTGAAAAGCAGCTCAGAGACGGAACTGCTTCTTCTCAGGTCATAACGCATTATTTGAAACTTGGTTCCAGTAAGGAACGAATCGAAAAGGAGATTCTGGAGAAGCAGAAAGAGCTTATCGAAGCGAAGACCAAGAATCTAAATTCCAATAGTGAAGCCAAAGAGTTGTACAACAAGGCTCTTGAAGCGTTTAGGAGATATTCAGGTGCAGGCGGTGATGGCGATGAATATTAAAACTTATTCAGAGTTGATTACACTGCCGACATTTGAAGAACGGTTTTGTTATTTGAAACTCGATGGCTCTGTTGGGAAAGAGACTTTCGGTTTTAAGCGCTGGCTGAACCAAGAGTTCTATCATTCAGACAAGTGGTTAAGATTCAGAGATGAAATTATCATTCGTGATGAAGGTTGCGATCTCGGAGTACCGGGTTATGAAATCTTTGGCTCAATATTGATTCATCATCTGAATCCCATCACTTATGAAGACCTGTTGAATCAGAGCCCATGTGTCTTCGATCCGGAGAATGCAATATGCACTAAGTTGAATACACATAATGCTATTCACTATGGTGATGAGAGTTTGTTACTTCTCCCTCCAGTACAGCGCACACAAAATGATACATGCCCCTGGCGAAAATGATGAAAGGAGAAACCCAATGGAAAATGAAATCTATGAAAATTCTGTTCTTGATGAATCGACCGAAAACATCGAGGAGCAGGAAGCTGGGCTTTGCGAAGATGCAGCCCGGAATGTGATCGGTGTTGTTACCGATTGTCTGAAGCTAAACATTCGTGAAAAGCCGAGTAAGAATTCCAGAGTAGTAACGGTTGTGACATGTCTTGACGAATTGGAAATTGACATGGGCGATTCCAATGATGATTGGTACGCTGTCTGTACTGCTACCGGTATCGAAGGATTCTGCATGAAGAAATTTGTAGCCGTCAGGCAGTAAGGAGAAAACGATATGGACAGTATACTGACATCGATTAAAAAGCTGCTCGGAATTGCTGAAGAGTATGAGCACTTTGACCCGGACATCGTCATGTACATCAATTCGGCATTCTCGGTCTTGACGCAGCTCGGTGTTGGTCCTGAAGAAGGATTCCGTATCGAAGATGCAAGTAAGACCTGGTCTGAATTCCTGTACGATGATCCTCGTCTTGAATTTGCAAAAACCTTTATCTACCTGAAGGTAAGACTGGCATTCGACCCGCCGTTGAGTTCGGCAGTGATGGAAGCAATTAACCGACAAATCAGCGAGCTTGAGTGGCGCATCAATGTGACAGTCGACCCTGATTAAAAATGAGAGGAGGATTTCAAAATGGATAATACAACACTCGCCCATCACGGTATTCTCGGCCAGAAATGGGGGGTCCGGCGCTATCAGAATAAAGATGGCACTCGTACCGCGGCCGGAAAGAAAAGAGAAAGTTCTTCTAACTCTGATGCTCCTGCTCATGAGGACTATGCTAAAGCTCATAACAGTAAGAGCATTAAATCTATGAGTGATGCAGAGCTTCGTAACCGACTGAATCGTCTTCAGATGGAGAAACAGTACAGTCAATTGTCTTCGACTGATGTAAATCGTGGAAAGGAATATGTATCAAAAACTCTGAAAGTTGCCGGAACAATTGCAACTGCTACTTCGACCGCCTTAACCATTTACAATAACTATGGCAAAATCAAAGAAATTGTAAACGGTATGGCTAAGAAAGCTGGCTAAGGAGGTACTTATGGCATTATCAAACACTGCCGTTCCCAAGTATTATGGCATGTTTCGTGATGCCGTGATTCGAGGGGAAATCCCAGTCTGCAAAGAGATCTCTATGGAAATGAACCGTATCGATGATCTCATCGCTAATCCGGGTGTGTACTATGATGACCAAGCTGTTGAGGGATGGATCGCTTATTGTGAGTCCGAACTTACTCTAACAGATGGCTCTGACCTCAGCCTATTGGATAGCTTCAAACTTTGGGGTGAACAGATCTTTGGTTGGTACTATTTTGTTGAGCGAAGTGTGTATCAACCGAATCCAGATGGTCACGGTGGGCACTATGTTCGCAAGAATGTGAAAAAAAGGCTGATTAACAAACAGTATTTGATCGTTGCACGAGGAGCCGCTAAATCAATGTACGGCTCAACCTTGCAGGGTTACTTTCTGAATGTTGATACCTCTACTACTCATCAGATCACCACCGCCCCCACAATGAAGCAAGCGGAGGAGGTCATGTCCCCTCTTCGCACCGCTATCACTCGTTCGAGAGGACCGCTGTTTCAGTTCTTGACAGAAGGCTCTTTGCAAAACACAACTGGTTCCAAAGCGAATCGAACAAAGTTAGCCTCTACAAAAAAGGGCGTTGAAAACTTCCTTACAGGTTCTCTTCTTGAGGTTAGACCAATGAGCATCAATAAACTCCAGGGTCTACAAATCAAGGTTGCAACCGTTGATGAGTGGCTTTCTGGTGACATTCGAGAGGACGTTATCGGTGCTATTGAGCAGGGTGCATCCAAGGTGAATGACTATATCATTGTTGCAATCAGCTCGGAAGGTACGGTTCGTAACGGAAGCGGCGACACTATCAAAATGGAGTTGATGGACATCCTTAAGGGTGACTACATCAACCCCCATGTTTCCATTTGGTGGTATAAGCTTGATTCCATTGATGAAGTTGGAGACCCGGAAATGTGGCTTAAGGCTAATCCGAATCTCGGAAAAACCGTAAGCTATGAAACTTATCAGCTTGATGTTGAACGAGCTGAGAAAGCTCCAGCTGCCCGAAACGATATCCTTGCAAAGAGATTTGGACTGCCCATGGAGGGCTATACCTATTACTTCACTTATGAAGAAACTCTTCCTCATCGAAAGAGGGACTACTGGCAGATGCCTTGTTCTCTCGGTGCAGACTTATCGCAGGGCGATGACTTCTGCGCATTTACATTCTTGTTTCCTCTGCCAAACGGTTCTTTTGGCATCAAGACACGAAACTATATTACCTCTACAACTTTAATGAAGCTGCCAGCTGCTATGAGGATCAAGTACGATCAGTTCATGGCGGAGGGCAGTTTAATTGTTTTAGAGGGCGCTGTACTTAATATGATGGATGTCTATGAAGATTTGGATAACCATATTCAGGAGTGCGGATATGATGTTCGATGTCTTGGGTTTGACCCTTATAACGCAAAAGAATTTGTAGCGAGATGGGAATCTGAAAATGGTCCGTTTGGAATTGAGAAAGTTATCCAAGGCGCTAAAACTGAGTCGGTTCCACTTGGAGAACTGAAAAAGCTTTCTGAAGAAAGAATGCTTATCTTCGATGAGGACCTTATGACCTTCGCTATGGGTAACTGCATTACCCTTGAAGATACAAATGGGAACCGTAAGCTTTTGAAGAAGCGATACGAGCAGAAAATCGATGCTGTTGCGGCAATGATGGATGCTTATATTGCTTATAAACTCAATCGAGACGCATTTGAATAAGGAGGTGGTCAAGTTGGATGAAATGTATCATCATGGTATTCTCGGTCAGAAATGGGGCGTTCGCCGTTTCCAGAACAAAGACGGAACTTTGACCGCCGCAGGTCAAAAGCGTTTGGAAAAGAAAGACGCAAATTGGGCTCATAAAAACCACGACAAAATTGTATCCAAAGCCCGCAAAGATGTTTCCAAAGAACTCGATCAGTATGCCAATCAACTATTGAAAAATCCTTCTTCTGTGACATCGAAAGGTAAAATCAGTTCTTCGGCTATCAATTCCTATAATCAGAAGATGGCTGAACTGATGAATGAGTCCGTCAAAAATGTTACCGCACCTTCAGGGCGTGTCGTTCAATTCGTTGCAAAACGAGGTGAAGTCGGCGTGCATATGGCTCTGGCTGACAGAGGCTATGATATGCAGCAGCTGAAGAATGGTATCTGGGCTTCCGGTCGAGTTGCCTATAAGAAGAAAAATGTTGATATGGTTTAAGGAGGTGATGATTCAAAATGGAGATGTCTTTTGGTTCCAGACTGAAACATGCTTGGAATGCGTTTACTGGTAATGTTCAAACGAATTACCGGGATTTAGGTATGCGTAGCTCATACCGAGCTGACAGACCAAGAATGTCCAGAGGCAATGAAAGATCAATCGTCACATCGGTTTATAACCGAATTGCGCTTGATGTTGCGGCCTTGAATGTTCAGCATGTTCGGTTGGATGAAAATGGGCGTTTTCTTTCGGTCATCGATGACGGATTGAATAATTGCCTCACTTTGGAAGCGAATGTCGATCAGACGGCACGGTCGTTCGTTCAGGATGTAGTTATCTCTATGTTTGATGAAGGAAGCGTGGCTATTGTTCCGGTCGACACCACGACTGACCCTAATGTGTCCGGTTCGTATGATATACAGTCTCTGCGCGTCGGACAGATTTTAGACTGGTATCCACAGTATATTCGTGCTCGTGTGTACAATGAACAAACAGGCAGAAAAGAAGATATTGTGGTGCCGAAAAGTGCAGTGGCTATCATTGAAAATCCACTGTACGCAGTTATCAATGAGCCGAACTCAACTATGCAGCGGCTCATTCGTAAACTTAACCTACTTGATGTCATTGATGAGCAAAGCGGATCTGGAAAACTCGATTTGATTATTCAGCTTCCTTATGTAATCAAGACAGAAGCAAGGCGTCAACAGGCCGAAAATCGGCGTAAAGATATAGAAAACCAGTTGTCAGGTTCAAAGTATGGTATCGCTTACACTGATGGTACTGAGCATATCACACAGTTGAATCGTTCCGTGAACAACAACCTAATGTCCCAGATTGAATACTTGACGAGTATGCTATACAGCCAGTTGGGGATCACTCAGAGCATTTTGGATGGAACAGCGGACGAGAAGACAATGCTGAACTATAACAACCGGACAATTGAGCCGATCATTTCCGCTATTGTTGATGAGATGAAACGAAAGTTTCTGACCAAAACTGCCCGATCACAACACCAGTCAATTTCATTCTTCAGAGACCCGTTCAAACTGGTTCCTGTCAATGATATTGCTGAAATTGCTGACAAGTTTACAAGAAACGAAATCATGACCTCGAATGAAATTCGTCAGGTAGTCGGTATGAAACCCTCTGAGGACCCGAGAGCAGATGAACTCAGAAATAAGAACTTGAGTGCGCCGTCCGGTTCCAATCAGCAGTCGGAAGAAATGCCCATTGCCGAAGTTAATTCAGTTGGAGACTCAGCAAGTGATTTGGACGACAAAATCTCTAAGCAAAAATCGAAAAAGTAAGGAGGAAATTCAAAATGAGTAGACCTTTTTCGGTTGAGGCTTGTGATTTCAGCGGCTGGGCAACCCGAAACGACCTTAAGTGTTCTGATGGACGAGTAATTCGTCGGGACGCCTTTAAGAATAACGACGGTATTAAAGTCCCGCTGGTCTGGAATCATCAGCACAACAGTCCTCGTGATGTTCTCGGTCATGCATGGCTTGAGAACCGTGAGGAAGGTGTTTACACCTACGGCTTTCTCAATGACACTGCTGATGGTGAAATTGCGAAGGTCCTTATTAAGCACGGTGACATCTGTGCTCTGTCCATTTACGCCAATCAGCTTCAGCAGGCTGGACCTGATGTGCTGCATGGCTGTATTTGCGAGGTGAGCCTGGTGCATAAGGGCGCTAACCCCGGTGCATTTATTGATTCTATGCTGAAGCACGGCGAAATGTCCGACGATGAAGCTATCATCTATACCGGAATGCCTCTCTGTCTTTCTCATTCTGCGGAGTCTAAGGATGATCCAGAAGACGAGAAAAAGAAGAAGGATTCCAAAGAGGACAAGCCTGCTGAAAACAAGGAAGAGAAGAAGGACAATGAAGAGACGATTGCTGATGTGATCGATTCCATGTCCGAGAAGCAGCAGAATGTCATGTATGCGCTTATCGCACAGGCTCTCGAAGGCGAACCCGAAAAGGAATCCAAGGATGATTCCGACAACAAATCTGAATCCAATAAGGAGGATAACACAATGAAACACAATGTCTTTGACAACGATCAGCAGAAGAAGACCGAGGTTCTGTCTCATGCTGACCAGGCAAGCATCATTTCTATGGCTAAGTCCAACAGCGTCGGCAGTCTTCGTACTGCTATGGACATCTACGCAGAGCAGAATCCTGACAGCGTTCTGGCTCATGGTATCGACGGTATTGAAACTCTGTTCCCCGAGTACAAGGATGTTCGTCCCGGTGCTCCCGAACTGCTTACCACTGACCAGGGGTGGGTAAACGAGGTTCTGAAGAAGGTTCATAAGAGCCCTATCTCCCGTATCCGTACCCGCCAGGCTGATCTGCGTAACATCGAGGCTCTCCGTGCCAAGGGTTATAAGAAGGGTACCCAGAAGGGTTATGTTGGCAACATTCAGCTGCTCCACAGAACGACTGATCCTCAGACCGTGTATGTAAAGAGTAAGCTTGATCGTGACGACATCATCGATATTCAGGACTTCGATGTGGTGCAGTACCTGTATGGTATTGACCGTATGAATCTGAACGAGGAACTGGCTACGGCTATCATGATCGGTGACGGTCGCGAGGTCGGTGCTGATGGTAAGATCGCCGAGGATAAGATCCGCCCGATCTGGCTGGATGACGAGCTGTATACCATCCATGCTGACGTTGACATTGCCGGCATGAAGGCTACTCTCCAGGGCACCAATACTTCCGCTAATTTCGGCGAGAATTACATTTATGCAGAAGCCGTGATTCAGTCTCTGCTGTATGCTCGTGAGAAGTATAAGGGCTCCGGCACTCCCGACTTCTACTGCACGCCCCATTTGGTCAATGTCATGCTGCTTGCCCGTGACCTGAATGGACGCCGCATTTATGACAAGGTCAGCGATCTGGCTGCGGCTCTGAATGTTGGACAGATTATCACCGCCGAGCAGTTTGAGGGCAAGACTCGTACTACCACGGACAGCAAGACCAAGAAGCTTCTGGGTCTGATGGTCAACCTGGCCGATTATTCTCTGGGTGCTACCAAGGGCGGCGAAATCACTCACTTCACCGATTTCGATATCGACTTCAACCAGGAGAAGAGCCTGCTGGAGACTCGTTGCTCCGGCGCCAACACTCGTGTCATGTCTGCTATCGCTCTGGAAGAGGATGTCACTGCCAATATTGGCGGCTAAATTCAGTGAGGAGTGAAAATTCAAAATGGCTAAATTTTATGGAGTAATCGGCTACGCTGTAACAGAAGAGACTAAGCCGGGTGTTTGGACGGAGAAGATTATCGAGCGTATGTACTATGGTGATTTAACCCGTAACACCCGTAGGCTTCAGTCTGCGGAACAACTCAACGACAACATCAATGTTGCGAATGAGATCAGTATCGTAGCCGATCCATTTGCCAATGAGAACTTTCATTCGATGAGGTATGTTGAGTTTATGGGTGCTAAATGGAAAGTCACAAGTGTCGAAGTTCAGTACCCAAGACTTATACTGACTATGGGAGGTGTATACAATGGCGAGCAGGCTTAATCTGCAAACTTTCCTGGAAGAAATCCTTGAAAGCAGAAATGTGTATTTTCAACCTCCTGAGTCGGTAAAAATGAAATACCCCGCTATCGTTTATGCACTTGATGATATCGAAAATGTGCACGCCGATAACGGGGTTTATTCATCTCACAGGCACTATTCAGTCACTGTTATTGACTCTGACCCGGATAGTGAGCTTGTCGGTAAGGTGGTTTCTATACCTACCTGCCGATTTGAACGATATTATGCAAGCGAGAATCTGAATCACTGGAATTTCTCGCTCTATTTCTGATAAGGAGGAATATCTTTATGTCCAAAATCATTTGGGATAAAACTGGCGAGCGCCTGTACGAAACCGGCTGTGACCATGGCGTTCTCTATCCGATGCAGCCCGGTGGCGTTTACAACAAGGGCGTTGCATGGAATGGTCTGACTGCCGTTACCGAGAGTCCTTCCGGTGCTGAGGCTTCCCCGATTTACGCCGATAACATCAAGTATGTGAACCTGGTTTCCAACGAGGAGTTCGGCGCTACCGTCGAGGCATATATGTACCCCGATGAGTTTGCTGAGTGCGATGGTTCTGTTGAGATCATGCCTGGTATGTATGCCGGTCAGCAGTCTCGTAAGACTTTCGGTTTGGCATATCGCACCATTCTGGGCAATGATACCGATCTGAACGATTACGGCTACAAGCTGCATCTGGTCTACGGCTGTCTGGCTGCTCCTTCCGAGAAGGGTTACAGTACGGTCAACGACAGCCCTGAGGCGGCTACTCTGTCCTGGGAGATCAGCACTACTCCTGTCTCCATCAACAAGCTGGTCAACGGTAAGAAGCTGAAGCCGACTGCTACGCTGACCTTTGACTCCACTAAGTTCAGTGCCGAGTTCATGACCCAGCTGGAAGAAATCCTGTATGGTAAGGACCCGACTATCACTGGCGGTAACGATGGTGTCGAGCCTCGCCTGCCTCTGCCCGATGAGATTATTGAACTGTTCGATAAGACTCAGAATCCGGATGGCTAATCTCTAAAATCATGGAGCCGTATTCAGGTAAGCTGGCGGCTCCAACTTTTTTAATTTGAAAGGAGAAAATTTCAATGACTAAGGAAATTATCACTTATACCGATCTGAACGGTGTTCAGAGAACCGAAGATTTTTACTTCGACCTGTCTAAGCCTGAAATCGTAAAGATGCAGGCGAGCGCTAAAGGCGGCTACGATGTTCAGCTTAAGAGTATCGCTGCCAGTCCGAATGGTGCGCTTATTATGGAGTTCTTCGAGAACTTTATTAAGACCGCTTATGGTGAGAAGAGCGATGATGGCAGACGCTTCATGAAGTCCGAGGAGATTTCCAGAAGCTTTATGGAAACTCCCGCTTACGAGGTACTGTTCGAAAAGCTCGTCACCGATGCCGGTGCCGCATCCGAATTTGTAAATCGTGTGATGCGTGCTAACGGCAATAAGCAGGCTGCACCCATCGCATCTAATTAAAGAAAGCTCGGAGGACTAAGGAATGCTGAAAATTACTGTGCCGGCTGCCGAGTTTTGGGATGAAATTCACGAGGAATTTATCTACAAGAAAGAGCAGACTTTGCAGTTGGAGCATTCCTTAGTCTCTCTTTCAAAATGGGAAAGTAAATGGAACAAGGCATTTCTCGGTAAGCAAGAAAAAACTGATGAGGAGATTCTTGATTATGTACGATGCATGACTTTGACCCAGAATATCGATCCCGAAGTATATACTCGGCTGTCTGCTGAAAACTATGCCGCCATCAATGCGTATATCGAGGCACCAATGACTGCAACTTGTCTCATTGAAGATAAGCAAGCCAGAGGTCACAAGGAAACGGTTACATCTGAGCTTATTTATTACTGGATGATTTCTTATAACATTCCTGTAGAGTTTCAAAAATGGCATTTGAACAGACTGCTGACCCTCATACGGGTATGTAATGTCAAGAACTCTCCACCTAAGCGAAGAAGTAAGCGTGAAATGTGGAATCGGAACGCAGCTATTAACGCTGCCAATCGAAAACGCTTTGGCTCTAAGGGGTGATCGAATGAACAGACGATGCCGAAAATGCATGTTAAGGCGAGTTTGCTATAAGAAACGGCCTTACAATAACTGGCTTAAAACTTTTACCAAAAAGGCAGTAGCAATCATTCTGGTGGTTTCGCTGGTTGATTTACAACTGTCTTATGTACTTGCATTTATGGGGCAAGTACAAATTGCGGAATCGCTTTCCAGCACAATAGCGTCGACCGTTGTCGGGGTTATGCTTGGTTACTTCTTCAAAGCCCTTTTCGAAACATTCTTCGAAAAGCGTGAAGAACGACTCAAGCAGGAAAGCGAACCGGAAGAAAATACGAATTATGAGGAGGTTTAGTTATGCCTATCAGTTTTTTGACTACAGCACTGTTGATCGTATCCGTTATCACGAATCTGACAGTGGAGGGTATTAAGAAGCTGCTTGATGGAACGAAGGTCAAGTATTCTTCTAATGTTCTTGCGGCAGTTCTGTCAGTCCTGATCGCCTGTGCTGTTAGCGTGATTTACCTTATCATGACTGACACGGTCTTTACTATGAAGATTGGGGTTGAGATCGTCGTTCTGATGTATCTGGGCTTCCTGATCTCTACGGTTGGTTATGACAAGGTTATTCAGATGCTGAAACAGATTCAGAGCGTGAAGGAGGAAACGAAAAATGAGTAACAGCCCTTTGGTATCTTATACCAAGTTAAGTCCTAATCATTCCGGGCAGAGAACCCATGTCGTCGACCGTATCACGCCTCATTGTGTGGTTGGTCAGTGCTCTGTAGAGACTTTGGGTAATATTTTTGCCCCGACTTCCAGACAGGCTTCCTGTCAGTATGGTATCGGCGTGGATGGTCGAGTGGGCATGTATGTGGAAGAAAAGAACCGTTCCTGGTGTTCTTCCTCTAATGCAAATGACCAGCGTGCAATCACAATCGAGTGTGCCAGCGATGCTACACATCCTTATGCATTCAACGACACTGTATATGCAAAACTGATCGAGCTTTGTACAGACATTTGCAAGCGTTACGGAAAAACCAAGCTGCTCTGGTTAGGCGATAAAACAAAGACTCTGAACTATGAGCCCGCTTCTAATGAAATGGTCCTGACAGTACATCGTTGGTTCGCCAACAAGAGTTGCCCTGGTGACTGGATGTATGCACGAATGGGAGATCTTGCGTCAAAAGTTACGGCTAAGCTTGGAGGATCTGCTGGCGGAACTGAGAAGCCTGCCAATAATCAGGTACTTTATCGGGTGCAGACAGGAGCCTTCAGCAACAAGGCGAATGCAGATGCAATGCTTCAGAAGGTGAAAGCCGCCGGTTTCGATACCTACATGGTTAAGGTCGATAACCTTTACAAGATTCAGGTCGGCGCATTCAGTAAGAAAGCAAATGCTGACGCTATGGCTGCAAAGCTGAAAGCTGCTGGTTTTGATACTTATGTGACAACCAAAAGTGGGACAGCAGTCTCTGTATCTTCTGCGAAGAAAAGCACTGACCAGATTGCCCGTGAAGTAATTCAGGGTCTGTGGGGTAACGGTGTAGACAGGACTAATCGTTTGAAGGCAGCTGGTTACGATCCTTCCGTAATACAGAATCGGGTTAATCAGCTTCTTAAATAAGGAGGTCCGTGAATGATAAGGTTCAGTCACAAGGGAGACTTCTCTAAGGTTACACGCTTTTTGGAGAGGGCAAAAGAAGTGATCCGTCTCGGAGACCTCGACAAGTATGGCCGAGAAGGGGTCGCTGCTCTTGCGTCTGCAACGCCTGTCGATTCCGGTTTGACCGCCAGTTCGTGGTATTACGAAATCGTAAACCGAAATGGATCTGCAAAGATCACTTTTTACAACTCAAATATTCAAAATGGGGTTCCGATAGCGATCATTCTGCAATATGGTCATGGAACTCGCAACGGAGGCTGGGTACAGGGTCGAGACTACATCAATCCTGCTATCCAGCCTATTTTTGACAAAATTGCAAATGAAGCATGGAAGGAGGTTACGAAGCTATGAGTAAAACAATCGACGAAAGAGTCGTAGAAATGCGGTTTGATAATAAGCAGTTTGAGAGCAATGTTCAAACCAGTTTGTCTACCATTGAAAAATTAAAGAAAAGTTTGGATATGGACGGCGCTACAAAAGGTCTTGAAAGCATTGACAGCGCTGCTAAGAAAGTCGATATGTCTGGACTTGGCTCTGCGGTTGAAACGGTAAAGACTCGATTCTCGGCATTGGAGGTCATGGCCGTAACCGCCCTTGCAAACATCACCAACTCAGTTGTAAACACCGGTAAACAGATGCTCCGTTCCTTGACAATCGAACCCATTAGTCAGGGCTTTGAGGAATACGAGCTGAAGATGGGGTCAATTCAGACCATCATGATGAGCACCGGTGCCTCTCTTGAAGAAGTTAATAAGTATCTTCAGGAATTGAACACTTACTCGGATAAGACCATTTACTCTTTCCAGGATATGACTTCCAACATCGGTAAATTTACCAATGCTGGTGTCGGTCTTGAGGATGCAGTAATGGCTATTCAGGGTGTGTCGAATGTTGCCGCTGTGTCCGGTGCCAATGCAAATGAGGCATCCCGTGCCATGTATAACTTTGCGCAGGCACTGTCTGCCGGTTATGTTAAGCTGATTGACTGGAAATCAATTGAGAATGCTAATATGGCGACCGTTGAATTCAAGACTCAGCTTCTTGAGTCGGCTGTTGCCTGTGGCACCTTGACTAAAACTGCCGACGGTATGTATAAAACGGTTAAGGGTAATGTCATCGATGCTACACATGGCTTCAATGATTCTTTGCAGGATCAGTGGATGACCACGGAAGCTCTTGTTGGCACGCTTCGTAATTATGCCGATGAAACAACCGAAATTGGTGCAAAAGCATTTGCTGCTGCGCAGGATGTTAAAACATTTACCCAGTTAATGGATACCCTGAAGGAAGCCGTAGGCTCCGGATGGGCAAATACATGGGAAATCCTGTTTGGTGATTTCGAGGAAGCCAAAGAACTTTGGACTGGACTCAGTCAGGTTATCGGTGGATTTATCGATGCCCAAGCAGATGCTCGCAATGAGATGTTGCAAGGGTGGAAGGATCTTGGCGGGAGAACCAAACTGATCGAGGCACTTAAAAATGCTTTTGAAGGCGTTCAGAGTGTTATCAAACCGATCTATGAGGCATTCCGTGAGATATTTCCTCCCGCCACAGCCCAGCAGCTTTATGATATTACTGAGAATTTGCGAAAATTCACAGCAAATTTGAAGCTCAGTGATACAGCTTCAGCTAATCTAAAATCCACTTTCAAAGGCTTGTTTGCGATCTTGGACATCGTTAAACAAGCCTTTTCTGCTATATTTACGGCAATTAAACCGTTGTTTGGCGGCTTTGGAACACTCGGAGATGGAATTCTTGGTTTCACTGGCGGGATTGGCGATGCTATTGTTGCGTTTGATGAGTTTATCAAAACCAGCGGAGCATTCCAGAAAGTTGGTGAGGGTATCGCTACGGTCATACAGACAATTATGACAGCTTTATCCACACTGAAGAACAAGATCAAAGAAAAATTTGAATCCGCCAATTTCGAATTGTTTCATTCTCTGCTTGAGCGAATTCATGAGAGGATGACTCAAGTCGGAGAAGCAGCCGGTGAGATGAAATCTGGGGTTATCGTCGCCTTTGAGGTCATTGGTGAAGCTCTTGCTAATTGCCAATTTGTTCAGCTTCTCTCTGCTGTGTGGAACGCCGTTAAGACAATCGGAAGTGGCATCGTTAAAATCCTTGGCGAACTCGGCAGTTCTTTAGCAAAGAATCTCGGTGAAGCTAATTTCAGCGGAATTATTGATCTGCTGAATGGTATCTCGTTCGGTGCTATTGCTGTCGGTATCACAAAGTTTGTCGGCACCTTCCGAAAAGCCATTGAAGATATCGGCAGTTTCAAGGAATCTTTTATCGGAATTCTTGACAGTGTTCGAGGATGCTTTGAAGCTTACCAGACTCAGTTGCAGGCGGGTACATTGCTGAAGATCGCGTCGGCTATTGCTATTCTTACTGCATCTTTGATTGCGCTTAGTCTTGTGGACAGCGAAAAGCTGAATGTGGCTCTTGGAGCAATCACTGTGTTGTTTGCCGATCTTCTCGCTTCTATGGCGGTGTTTAACAAGATCAGTGGTCAGGTAACCGGTGTAGTGAAGAGTGTAACGGCTATGCTCGGTATTGCTACGGCAGTGCTGATTTTGGCAAGTGCACTTAAAAAGATCGCAGATCTGGACACAAAACAGCTTATCACCGGCCTCATTGGTGTTGCGGGTTTGACCACTATGATGGTTGCCGCTGCCAAAGCTATGAGTTCCAACAGTAAAGCTATTATCAAGGGTGCTACTCAAATGGTGATCTTTGCTGCCGCAATCAAGATTCTTGCTTCTGTTTGCGAGCAACTTGCTAAATTGGACTGGAACCAGCTTGCTAAAGGTCTTGTGGGTGTTGGAATATTGCTTGCGGAGGTTTCTCTGTTCCTGAGAACCGCAAAATTCAGCGGTAAATCCATTACTACGGCTACAGGTATTGTAATTCTTTCAGCAGCAATCAAGGTGTTGGCCTCTGCTTGCAAAGATTTCGGCGAAATGAAATGGGAAGACATCGGTAAGGGGCTTGCATCTATTGCAGTGCTTCTTGCTGAGGTTACCGCTTTCACCAAGCTTACTGGTAACGCTAAACATGTAATCTCTACAGGCGTAGCGCTCATTGCTATCGGAGCAGCTATGAAGATATTTGCATCGGCTGTAAAAGACTTCTCTGGAATGCAGTGGGACGAAATTGCAAGAGGTCTTATTGCTATGGCCGGGGCTTTGGCGGCGGTTACAATTGCTGTCAACTTCATGCCGAAAAACATGATCGGCATCGGCACTGGTCTTATTGCTGTCTCTGCGGCTTTGCTTATACTTGCCAATGCTCTTAACCAGATGGGTTCAATGTCTTGGGAGGAAATCGCCAAGGGTCTTATCACTCTGGGCGGCGCAATGGCCATTCTTGCAATCGGTCTGAATGCCATGACAGGCACTCTTGCAGGTTCTGCCGCGCTTCTTGTTGCTGCAAGTGCCCTCTTGGTGCTTACTCCGGTACTGGCTATTCTTGGCGCCATGAGTTGGAGTTCCATCGTGAAAGGTCTCGTTACCCTGGCAGGTGCATTTGCTATCCTCGGTGTTGCAGGTGCTGTATTGACTCCGTTGGTTCCTTCTATTCTCGCTTTGAGTGGCTCGCTGGCACTAATCGGGGTAGCAGTTGTCGGTATTGGTGCCGGGCTTGCTCTGGCAGGTGCCGGTTTGTCCGCCTTGGCAGTAGGCTTAACAGCTCTTGCTGCTGCGGGAACTGCCGGTGCTACAGCCATCGTCGCTTCTTTGACTGTTATTATCACAGGCGTGGCAGCCCTTATTCCTGCAATTGTAGCCAAGATCGGCGAGGCAATTGTCGAGTTCTGCAAAGTTATCGCAGATAGTGCAGGAGCCATTGGAGAAGCAGTCAAGGCGGTTGTTCTTATGCTGGTGGATGTACTTGTTGAGTGCGTTCCCGCTATCGCTGATGGGGCATTGAAGCTCATTGCAGGTGTTCTTGAAGCATTGGTGGAATATACCCCGTCTATCGTCGATTCCATCTTCCAATTCCTTATCGCAGTGCTTGAGGGCGTTGCTAAGAATCTTCCGGGTCTGATTCAGGCTGCTATTGATGTATTGATGGCATTCTTCTCCGGTATTGTGGATGCACTTAAGGGTATTGATACAGAAACTCTTCTTAAGGGAATTGTCGGTATCGGCCTGCTTGCAGCAATTATGGCTGCTTTGAGCGCAGTAGCAGCTCTTGTTCCTGGTGCCATGCTGGGCGTTCTCGGTATGGGCGCTGTTATCGCTGAACTCGCTCTTGTTCTTGCTGCGGTCGGTGCTCTGGCGCAAATTCCTGGCTTGAACTGGCTTATCAACGAAGGCGGTAATCTGCTTCAGGGAATTGGTACGGCAATCGGTAAGTTTGTTGGTGGTATCGTCGGTGGCTTTATGAGTGGCGTATCCAGTCAATTCCCGCAAATTGGTTCTGATCTTTCCGGGTTTATGGCCAATGTTCAGCCGTTCCTTGATGGCGCAGCTTCCATAGATCCGGCTATGCTGGATGGTGTTAAGGCTCTTGCAGAAACGATTCTTATCCTGACAGCCGCAAATATTTTGGATGGTCTAACCTCGTGGTTCACTGGCGGAAGTTCGCTCTCTGGCTTTGCTGAAGAGATGGTTCCGTTCGGAAAAGCTATGAAACAATTCTCTGATGAAATCAGCGGTATTGATGGAGAAGCAGTTTCCAATGCTGCAATCGCAGGTAAGACTCTTGCAGAGATGGCTGATACACTTCCTAATACTGGCGGTGTCGTTGGCTTCTTTGCCGGAGAATGCCTTCGGTGAACAGCTTATTCCATTTGGTCGTGCCATGCGTAACTTTGCAAACGAAGTCGCCGGAATTGACGCCAGTGTTATTACTGAAGCAGCTACCGCTGGTAAGGCACTTGCAGAGATGGCAAGCACCGTTCCAAACAGCGGCGGCGTAGTTGGCTTCTTTGCTGGTGAAAACGATATGGATGACTTTGGCGAACAGCTTGTTCCTTTCGGCAGAGCAATGAAGGATTTCTCTGACGCTGTTTCCGGACTGAAAGCCGATGTCATTCAAAATAGCGTTACCGCAGGTCAGGCTTTGCTTGAACTTGCGAATACGGTGCCGAATACGGGCGGTGTTGTATCCTGGTTTACGGGCGATAACGACCTTGAAACCTTCGGTGAACAGCTCGTTCCGTTTGGCACAGCAATGAAGAACTATTCTTTGGCTGTTACAGGATTGGATGCATCTGTCGTCACAAACTCCGCAAATGCAGCTAAAGCTCTGGTTGAGCTTTCAAACAATTTGCCGAATAGCGGCGGTATCGTATCCTGGTTTACGGGCGATAACGATATTGCAAGCTTCGGTGAGCAGTTGGTATCTTTCGGTCAGTCATTTGCCGCGTACTACAACAGCGTTAGCGGAGTGGATGTAGCTAAGCTGAGTGGTGTGGTTGTCGAGTTCAGAAATCTTGTGGATTTGGCAAACGGCATTAAGAGTGTTGATACAAGTGGAATGTCTACATTTGCTCAGAATCTTACGAATTTGGGTAATGCTGGTATCGATGGCTTTATCAATGCCTTTACAAATGCTAATTCCCGTGTAAGTACAGCCGCAAACACAATGGTCACTACATTTATCAACGCCGCCAAAGCACAGCAAGGAAATCTGACAAGCACTTTCACCACCATGATTAACGGTATTGTCACTACTTTTACAAGCAAGTACAGTCAGTTCACAGTCATGGGGCAGACGATGATGACTAACTTTATCTCTGGTATTCGTACCGGCGACGCATCTGCTCGGTCGGCATTTGTCGCAATCGTATCCGGTTGTCTGACAGCAATCCGAAATAAGTTCTACGAGTTTAACACCGTTGGACAGACTACGATGACAAATCTCATTGCCGGTATTCGAACAAAAAACCAGCTTGCAAAAGATGCCTTTGTTCAGATCATCAACAGTTGTCTGACAGCAATCCGAAATAAGTACACCGACTTCTATAACGCCGGTAAGTATCTTGTTGAAAGATTTGCCGCTGGCATAACTGCCAACACATACATGGCTGAAGCAAGAGCAAGAGCTATGGCAAGAGCAGCGGCAGCGGCAGCAGAAGCGGAACTCGACATTAACTCACCGTCTAAAGTTGGCTATCGAATTGGCGGATTCTTTGGTATGGGCTTCGTCAATTCCCTGATCGACTACACCGATAAGTCTTACGATGCCGGTGCATCTGTTGCAAAGTCGGCTAAGGAAGGACTCTGCAACGCGGTTTCCAAGATCGGTGCTTTCATCGAAAACGGAATTGACTCTCAACCGACAATTCGACCGCTGCTTGATCTGTCTGATGTAACAGAGGGTGCTGGTAGATTGTCGGCACTTCTGAGTCGGAATCAGGCAATGAAGATCAGCGCTGGCATGGAACATGAGGGTACTGGTATCGTTCAAAATGGCGGTATTACACCTACCTCCGGAAACAACTACAATTTCACACAAAATAACTATTCACCTAAAGCACTGTCGAGAATCGATATCTATCGCCAGACGAAGAATCAGTTCTCCGCTTTGAAAGGATTGGTGGAAACATGATTTATTCGATTGTTGTCACCAATTATTTAGGTGACAGAATCAAGCTTGAGCTGGGGAAGCCTGATGTTTCGGGCTTCCTCATCAAGTCTATAACCGGTCTTGGCCCGGCGAAAGCCAACGTGAACACGACGGAAGTTTCGACCAACGACGGCTCTCTGTTTAATTCCGCAAGGCTGAGCCAAAGGAACATCGTGCTTGACATGGTGTTTATCAACACAGTTTACGGGGAAAGCATCGAAGACCTGAGACAGAAATCCTACAAGTATTTCCCTCTGAAAAAAAGCGTGGAGCTTACCATCGAGACGGACAACCGGTATGTGAAGACAACCGGCTATGTGGAGTCGAATGAACCGAATATTTTCAGCTCTCAGGAAGGCACGCAAATTTCCATTATTTGCCCCGACCCTTATTTTTATTCGGCTGGAGAAGATGGGAACAACGTAACCAACTTTTACAGTATCGACCCGATGTTTGAGTTTCCGTTTTCAAATGAATCTCTGGACGAGCCGCTGTTGGTTTTCGGCGAGATTCAAATAAAGACGGAGGGCGTTATCACCTATCACGGCGATTCCGAAATTGGCGTGATGATTTACATCCACGCTATTGGACCTGCGACCAATATCAATATCTATAATACCGAGACTCGTGAAGTGATGAGAATCAACACCGAAAAGATTTCATCGCTGACTGGGAAAGGGATTGTAGCAAGCGACGATATTGTCATCAACACCGCAAAGGGTGAGAAAAGCATTACTCTGATTCGGGAAGGCGTCTCCTACAACATCCTGAACTGTCTGGACAAAAACACAGACTGGTTCATGCTGGCAAAAGGAGACAACATCTTTGCTTTTACCGCAGACAGCGGCGTTACAAATCTCCAATTCCGAGTCGAGAACAAAGTAATCTATGAAGGGGTGTAAGACATGGAACTACTGGTATTAAATACTGCGTTTGAGTCTATCGCCGTCGTGGATACTTATGAATCTCTGATTTGGACGGACCGGTATAACGCATACGGTGATTTCGAAATCTTCTTTGCCATGGATACGGGTCTTCTCGAATACCTGAAAGAAGACAACTATCTTTGGCTGAAAGAATCGGAACACTGCATGATTATAGAGGAAATCAAGATTGATTCCGACACTGAAGATGGCAATCATCTGATTGTGACGGGCCGGTCACTAGAATCCATTCTTGAACGCCGCATTATCTGGGGACAGCGAATCTTCAGCGGGAATCTTCAAAATGCGATTCAGACGATGCTGAATGAGAACATCATTTCGCCGTCGATTGCGGACAGAAAGATTCCGAATTTTACATTCAAGGCTTCCACAGACAGCAAAGTAACCGGACTGACGATTGACAACCAGTATACGGGCGACGACCTGTATACCGTCATAAAAGGGCTGTGTGAGGAGAACAACATCGGGTTCAAAATTATTCTGACCGATGACAATAAGTTCGAATTCTGCCTGTATGCTGGCGCCGATCGTTCGTATGACCAGACGGAAAACCCATATGTGGTGTTCTCTCCGAATTTTGAAAACATCATCAACAGCAACTATTATTCATCCAAGGCCAACTTAAAAAATGTAACGCTTGTCGCCGGGGAAGGCGAAGGAGCGTCAAGAAAAACAACCGTTGTAGGGTCTGGTTCCGGTTTAGACAGGCGCGAACTGTTTACGGACGCCCGGGATATTTCGTCTGACACTGAAGACGGGCAGTTGCCGGAAAATGAATATATTGCTCAGCTTACCGCCAAAGGCGAAAAGAACCTTGCCGACCACGACAGAGTTACAGCCTTTGAGGGGGAAGTCGAGGTCACAAGGCTGTTTAAGTATGGCGAAGACTTCTTTATTGGCGATATTGTCCAGATTGCCAATGAATATGGGAACGAAGGATCTGCTTATATTTCGGAGCTGATTATCTCAAGAAGCAAAGACGAGCAATCCATCTACCCTACTTTTAAGACTATTTCAGAAAAGGAGGGAACGAGCTAAATGAGCGTAACTTATGGGTTTTACAACTCGCTAAACGGAGACCGCAAATATAACGCCGAGCAGGTATCGAGCTTGTTTGACGGTTTGATTATCGACGGTGTGTTCGCTTCCATCGGGACGGCTTTCGCGGTAAAAGCGACGACGGGAATCACCGTCAATGTCGGAATCGGCAAAGCTTGGTTTAACCACACATGGACTTTGAACGATTCTATTCTTCCGCTGGAAGCCCCGGAAGCCGAAGTTCTTTTGGACAGAATCGACGCAGTTGTGCTTGAGGTGGACGCTACGGAATCTGTTCGGGCAAACAGCATCAAATTTGTGAAAGGGACGCCGTCCAGCGCTCCGTCTAATCCGACTCTTACGAACGAGGGCACTGTGCATCAGTATCCGCTCTGTTATATTTACAGAAAATTCGGAAGCTCCGCGATTACGCAGGCTGATATCACAAATATGGTTGGTACGGAATCTACCCCGTTTGTCACAGCTATGCTGCAAACCATCAGCCTTGACGAGCTTCTGGGCCAGTGGCAGAGCGAACTTGACCAATTTGTCGACGCAAGGCAGGACGAGGTGGATCAGTGGATTGCCAGCGAGGAATCCGACTTTACCGAATGGTTCGATCAGATGAAAGCGGATTTACAGGCGGAACAAACCCTGCTCGACCAATGGGTTGCTGCTGAACAGGCTGATTTCCTGGCATGGTACAACCAGATGAAAGACCAGTTGGGAGAGGACGCAGCCGGAAATCTTCAAAACCAGATCAACAAGGACGAGATCAAGCGGATTCTTCTGGTCGGGTTTGAAGACGGAACAAAAGAGTTTTCGGAAGATGGAACGGTCATTACCTCTACCGCCAGCGACGGACGAATCCTGACGAAGACATTTGCAAACGGATTCCTCACAATGACGAGCGTGCTGAAGAGCGCTGCCGGCGCAGAAGTGGCGAGAGCCGTGAAAACCTTTAACGCCGACGGCAGTTTAATCAGCACTGTCGTTACGTATTCTTAATGCGAAAGGAGAAAATTCAAAATGGCAGAAGAAGATCTGATCTTTGGGAAAAACAGACATTTCTTCGGCGGCATCGAGCCGTCCAATATGCAGAACTTTACTGCGGCTATTGAAGGCGAGCATGTCAAAATTACAGCGCAGCTTCCTGCCGACACGGTTATCAATGGGCAAACGCTTTGTACCGTAGAGGGGGCCGTTATCCGAAGAAATACAACGGATTATCCTAAGGATGAATTTGACGGAGAAGAGGTTGCCATTATTAAGACCTCTACGACTTTTGTGGACAGCGAAACGTCAGCAACAGGCACTTATTACTATGCGGCGTTTCCGTTTACCACACAGGGCGTCTACAACCGAAATAAGGCGAACCGTGTTGTGGTGAATGAGCCGGAGCCGATGGAGGAGTTTTCCGCAAAGTCGGTATATGTTTCC